CTTCTCGGGTGTTTAAGTCCTCGATGGCGATCTTCTGAGCTTCATAAAGATCATCTTCGCCCTTGATCATTTCATAGTTGGTTGGCTCGCTGTTTAACCACGAGAACAACTCACTAAAACTATTCCAATACCTACGGAACTCTGATATATAAAATTCTTGGAGGAATTCTTTTGCTTTCTCGACCTTTTCAGAAGGTGTGCCGGCTTTGCTTAACGCCTTGGTTGCCTTCATGAATGACTTGCGCCATGTACCGGGGGGCTTGGCGATAGCAGCTTTTACATTCTGTACAACGAAAGCGATCTTCTTGTTTTGCTCGATGGTTTCTTCATCGTATTGCTCGCGCTGCTGCGGTCCAACGTCGCGGTCGACGCGGTAGGGGGTGATTGTGCGTGCGACAATCTCGCCCTGGTTTACGCCAGACGTTGGGTCGATGTTTACCTGTATCTGGTCCTCGAAGTTCTCCTGCATCCACTTAACCCAGAAAAGTTGCGGGCGCGCAGCGTAGGCAGGATTCAGCTTCCACTTCTTCCACTGGTTACCTACGTATGTCTTTGACTTCTCGGGTGCCTGCGGCATTGCGTTCTCAATAAAGTCCACGATTCTCTCGGGGAGTCCTATGTCTCGCAGCCCCTCTATTAAAACTTCTTCTCGAAGATACTCGAACCAACTGCCTGTAGATATGTCCATTAATTTAACTCCATCATTATAAATAGTTGTTTTTAGGGGTATCTACACAAAAGCCTTAGTCTTTAATAGTTCCGCCGTGTCTTGCCATCTATTAACCTCATAGACGTGCCCATTTTTGTGGCTGCGTAATACTTCAGCAAGCGAATGGTCGTTTCCGGGAAAGGGAATCCTATCACCCACAAAGTGAATCTGGTTATGCCCTAAGGCTTCCTTAAAATAGCGCCCAATAACCTGAGCCTTGTCGTTCCCCTTGTTGAAGATGTCAATACTGACTGCGCCACCGATCACAAAATCGAGGGTAGGGTATATATCACACAGTTTTTGCACAATGGCTTCTCTCTCGTGATTTTTTGCATCCCACTGTTCGTAGTGCTTCCTTTGGGTTTTGTCTGCGTTTCTTCCCACTACCGAGAAGTTCATCATCCCAGTGCGTTCTTCATAATGATTACCTGTCTTAATTAAAAATTCAGATTTCGCAACAACAGAGTTTAATGAGCGCTTAAGATTTTTAGGGGAAACAAATTTGTTCTCGTAAATTGTGTCAAACTCTCTATATCCATTCTCGTTGATCTGATCTCTTTTTTGATAAAAAATATTACCCATGCAAGGAAAAATGCCGGCAGTACCGTCGATGACGTCGAGCCCCAGTTGATCGATTAAGCGTACAAAAGATCCTCCTGATACAATGTATACCTCTTTTCCATGTGTCCATTCAACAAATACTTTTTTAAATCCCGAGTCAATTTTAGACTTGGCGGGAGTCAGTGTGCCATCCACATCAAACAAATAAATATTACTCATATTTTATTTCCAAAATAGTTGGACGCTAACAATCATAAAAGAGAGCGCCACACATATCATAGTCTTGGCGGTAAACATGCTCTCGCCTAGGAAATACCACGTCAGCAACGGAAAAGTCAAGTAAGACATGCTGAAAATCAGAAACCTTGGGCCCCACACCTGTCCCATCTCTTCATAGGCGAATCGCACGCCATAATAAAAACAGAAGCCGGTGGGTATCCCGTAAAGCAAAACAGCTGCCGCTGGGTGATGCTTCCACCATTCCCACACAAACTGACTATTGATCTGGAACCACGCCAGAGTCTGTCCGATGGCAAACAGCGTGCATGCCACTATTAATTTGTGTGTCATGGGGGTGCCGGTAAGGTAGTGATGATCATCTCTTCTGCCAATCCGATGTTTTTCGTAACTTTGCCAAATTTGTTTAATAAAATTATGGTGTACCCTTTATATAGGTGCAATAACCCACGGTGCGCTTTGTAGACTAATACAAAATCTTTTCCTGCTGCTAACAGTCTCTTTTTTAAATTTCGATGATTTATATCATACGTCTCATGCCCGTTATTCGATCGCCCACCGAGCGGGCCCGCATTAAATTGTCCCGCCATGAGAAGAGCAACCCCATCTGCCGGGCATTCATCGATTCCCTCTAAATAATCCTCCGTCTTGTGATAGAGTATTTTAATTTGTGTCACGCTCTCGTCACATCTTCGCAAATTATTAAGACACATCGGCGAATAATTATTCATGCTGACGTTGCCCGAAGAAAGGGTACCCGTCTCTGAATATCTGTTTAGTAAAAAGAAAATGGCGGATCTTAGATAAGGATCTCTAACTCCTGGCCAGTCTTGTTGGTAGGTTTTAATCATTCCCGGTATGGTGCGTTTGTGGAGTTCTAGCGCCTGATCTGAAATGCGCACGGGATCCGTCCTGAAGCACGACCAGAACTCATATATCACATAATTATTTGTATTGATAATTACATCTCTATTGTCTGCTAGGAGTGCCAACTCCACCTCGCCACTAAAGGGCAAAAATGTTCGGATCGCTTTTGCCGGCTTGATTAACTCTTTCAGATATGAGCCGCAGACAAATCCGTCGGGACTCTTAAGCGGGCTCAGCAACATGGGATATCATTTCCGCTAAATCTGTGAGAGTGGCAGGGCCGCGGGGCATGGCTGGCCCATTGGGGGGCGCCGTCATCTCCGCGTCATGTTCAGCCACTTCAGGCGAGTTAAGAGACACCTCATATTGGATATATGAACTAACGATAGATTGTATATCCATTAGCATTAAATCTGTGGACGCCAATTCTTTTCTGATTTCATCAACCTTCTTGACGAGCGAAGAATCTAAAATAGCATCTGTGCCTGTTTCCTCAAGAGAGAGTGCCTTCAGTTTCTCAGCAGCCTGAATATACAGCCTCTCCACTTCCGAAGCGAGATCCCCCAGCTTAATTGAATATTGTATAGTGATTCTTTTGTTTTCTTCTGACATTTTTAACCTTTAATTAATTTTCTTTTTGAATTGAGAGTGTTCTCGATTATATCGGGGGCACCCACCACTACAATCTCTGTACCAGTGTGTCCGCGATTTATAGTGAGCTTAGTGAACTGATGGGATTGTTTTAGGCCGTCGGGGAGAACTCCCTCCTCATTCAACCTTTGCATACGCGCCTCTTCTCTAATCATTACCACATGTTCAGGGTTCACATATACCTCTCTAAGCGTGTAATCATCTGCTGTCGGTATTGTGTAAGTGTTGTGGCACACTTCCGTAAGTTTAACTAATCCCACGACTGTTCTCCATCGGGTACACGTCCCGTCTTTTAACGCTCCAGTCACCGTCAGCGTACACGCGATAGATGTGCCTCTCACCGCTCAAATACACACCAGTGATTGGTTTGTGTGTTGTAAGCATTTTCATTCCTTTTTCGGTTTCGTGCCACATTTCAACACCTTGTGGAATATGCACCAAATCTCCTTGCTGCATCATTTGTCCTCCGTCTGGATTATACCATAATTAGTTGTCATCAAGGTTCCTGCTGCTGATGCTGCGTTCTGGAGTGCTGTCCTTGTAACCTTCACTGGATCTATTATACCACTTTCTATGAGGTTTGTCAATCGATCGTTGCGGAAATCCCAGCCGAAGCCGACGTCGGCATCTAAAATTTGTTTAATAATTAAGTCAGGAGAAGATCCAGCATTAAGCGCCATCTGCCTTGCAGGAGCATAACATGCCTTTTTCACAATGGAGGCGCCATGTGCCTGTTCTGCGTGTCCTTCCTCAGTAACGATTACAATTTTTTGGGCAGCACGGAGAAGAGCAGAGCCTCCACCGGGCACAACACCATCGTCTTGCGCGGCTCGAACTGCCTCTAGAGCATCTTCAATACGATGCTTCTTCTCTGTCATTTCCACCGCAGTAGTGCCGCCAACTCTAATGACTGCCACTCCCGATATTAGGCGAGTAATTCGATCTTGTACCGCCTCTGCCTCGGACAAATTGTCTGTATTCTCAACATCGCTCTTAAGGGAGTCAAGCTTCTTCTCTACTTCTTCGTGATTAGCTGCCCCGCCGACGATCGTAGTAGCATATCTATTGCTTTCGATAAACTTTGCGCTCCCCAAATCGGCGAGCTTTACCTCTGATAATTTCTTCCCAGAAGATCGTGAAATAAATGTTGCTCCCGTCGAAAGTGCCAAATCGCTTAGTGAGTTTCTGCGTTCATCTCCATAATAGGGTGCTTTGATGCCGGCAACCTTTAAGGTGCCGCGCATCGCATTCATAATCATCGCCGCCAATGCCTGTCCTTCGATCTCTTCAGCAATAACAACTAGGGGGCGCCCTTCTCGTGCAACCATCTCTAAGATGGGGATAATTGGCTCTACAGCATCTACCTTTTGATCAGTAACGAGTATGAGAGGATCGTCATGATACATCAATGATCGCCTTTCGTCTGTCACAAACGCTCCAGCGCAATATCCAGATTTAAACTTAAACCCTTCCTCTATGTCGATACTCGTCTCAACTGAGCGCGACTCTTCAATAGTAATCGATCCATCTTGCCCAACGCGATCAATTGCCATCGAGATTAGCCTTCCGATCGAAGGATCATTATTAGCCGAAATGGTTGCAATATGACGAATATCATCGAGACTCGTCACCGGTAAAGCAAGTTCGGAAAGATTATTGTTTATCTCCTTAACTGTGGCGTGGATGCCTCGCTGCAATTCAATGGGAGAAATACCGGAGGCGATATATCTTTGAGCCTCAGATAATATGGCTCGGGCTAATACTGTGGCGGTGGTGGTGCCATCGCCCGCATTATTATTGGTTTCGACTGCGGCTTGTTTTATGATTTGAGCGGCAGCATTTTCAATTGGATCGTCGAGCGCTACAAAATGAGCAACCGTGACGCCATCCTTTGTGATAAATGGCTGCTTGTCCTTCTCCTGTAGCAGAACATTTCTGCCTCTGGGTCCAAGAGTGGAAGCTACATTATCAGCTAGCACGTTAACGCCATTCATTATTTTTTGTTGTAGTGATTGATTATTGTCGTACTCTCGACTCATTAATACCTCATAATTATGTTTATATTATAATCGCTTTTAATATAAATGTCAAATATTATTCTTTCACGCCGGCAACTTTTCTCGTATCAGTTCCAACTTTATCCGCAGATTGAGCAGCCATTTTAGCCTCATCATCCTCTTTTAGCCCATTAGCAAAGAAAGAATTGAGCCTGTTAGACATTTGTGCAACCTGATCGAAGATGCCAAATACCTCATCCATAAGTTCGCCGCGGGCCGATTCTAATACCTTCATTACCTGTCGTGCTCCGATCTCTAACTTTGCAAAGGGCTTGCCGCCGCCAAGCTTGATTGTCGCCCCTCGTGATAATACCCAGTGAGAGTGAGTTAAATATCCTTTAGTGTTTTTAATTGCCATGGCTTTAAGCTCAGGCGTTAAAGAATTATACCACTCTACCACTGCTGGGCCCGTGGCCCATTCCCCTGACTTATCAAGAAATTGTCCGCGAGCATCGCGGGTTTTTATTACCCCTTTCTTGAAGTTGTCGAAAAGAGGCTTAACAATCTGATCTCTAATTGCGCGGGCAGCAGCTACATCTTCGCGGGTGGGATCGCTATTAAGAGCGAGTGCTATCTGCGTGGCTAGTGCGCCGTCACCCGCGAGCTTTAAAGCGCTCTGGGATGCCTCTATGTTGTCCGTGTACATTTTAACCAATGTATCAAGAATTGTTTTCTCTTGTTGTTGGCTGACTCCTGCGTCTCTCATAGAAGATAAGTCAGCTTTAGAAAGATAATCAGCCCATAAACTGGAGATTTCAGCGGAATCGCTGGTGTCACTGCGCGCAGGCATGTCGTCTGCCCAATTGAGTGCATCAGTTTGTTCGCCGGTTTTCATGTACTCAGTTAAAGCTGCCATAAAATTCGTATTCGACAATATTGCTTTTCGGCCCTTGTCTGTTACAGACAACAACTCAAATAGATTGTTGCGTGTGATGTCGAACTGGTAAAAATCGATGTGCCCTTCTTGCTCGACACCATCGCCATCCAATGTCTTGGTGCATGCTATATACCTCATGGCGCCCCCCTCAAATTCAGGGTTTGCATTTACCCACGCAGCCCACTCAACATTAGGCTGAAGCATATCATTACACAAATCAAAGAAGCTGCCTCCGACTTCAAGCCCCTTGTCGGTATACAGCTTAAGGCTAACTGGGATTCTTTCCCCATCTACGTTGGCAGTAATATCAGCGATAGTCTTGGCGCCCCCCGCGGGGATTTGCCTTCCTTTCATTAATGCTGCAAGAAATGCTTCAAAGTTGAAGCCTGCCGCGGATGCGTTAAAGTTTGTAATTGCCATTGTTAGTGTCTTATAAAATACTAGATATGCCATTGCTTGCTGTATAAATTCTTTAGGGTTATCCTTCGGGATTGAATTTATCCCCTCTTCCATTATTCGAGAGACAGCGTTCAGCTTGTCTTCGAATCCGGTTCCCGGGATCTGGGCTAGATATTGCTCTAAGCCTTGGCGCTGTGATGGCGGAGCATTAGGATCATCTGACTCGGCATCGTCGTCTGCGTTTGCCCATCCAAGTTCTGAAATCGGAATCATGGGGATCTCTGAGATATGATAGGTGCGTACTTTGGGTTTTGCGGATCCTTGTTCTTGAATCCCAGCAAGGGGGATCGCCATGATCTCTTCAATCATTTCCGTTAATGTTTGTAGTTGGGTAGGCGTCTCTTTTTGTTCCCTCACCTCAATAAACATATCTTTCATAAAATTTAACATTCTCTTTCCTCTAAATAATTATGTCAGCAATCCCTAATTCGACTGCTTCTTCTGCAGATAAATAGACATTCACTTTGCGTTCAAGCATATTCTTTAACTGCTTTCTTGTCATCTTGGTTTCAGAAATCAGCGCCGCGCAAAACATCTCTTGTAACTGCTCAATCGCCTCCATCTCATTCACCATGTTGTGCAAAGAGCCATGGTTGCCACCGATGACGGAATGAATCATGACGCGACAGTTCTTGCCAATTTTGCGATGCCCGTTAGTTCCGGCGGCTAATAAAAGGACGCCGGCAGACATTACTTTTCCTACACCGATGGTGTGAATCTCTGTTCTCTCTTTAACTTGTCGCATCACGTCATACAAACCAAACATATCATCTGCGGAGCCTCCATATGTGGAGATATAAAACTGGATGGGGTGCTGGTTATTTCCGGTGCGATCGAGCGCATTTAACTCATCTAAGTACAACATCGCATGCACAAGCTCTGCGCACTTCTCTTCCGCTACTTCTGTAAAGATCCCTATGGTGCGCATGTCGGGTTCTTTGGGAGGGAGCGCTGCCGCTAATTCTTCTAGCATCTCCGTTGTCAACTCGACTGCCTCTGGTTTGTTTTTTCCGTCTACAAAATCTTTTATTCTTTTAATCACGACTTTTCCTCCTGCCAAAATTCGTTCATCAAATCTCTGTTCTGCTCTAAATAGGCTGCAGCGCTTGGCCAGTCATGGAACTTCAAAGCTTCTCGATAGAAACTCGGATGCAGCCTTAATAAGTAGTCTATAGAGTTAGATTGGAGGGCTTCCACCTCTCTATCCAGCTTAAATTCTAGAATTATTTTATCATTTTTTTCTAAATCTGTTTCTTCTAAATTTTGCCGCCATTTTTCAATTATTCTTTCAATGGCAGAGAGGTATACAAGGTGTCCCGATACAATGAGCGAGACACTTAATCGGACGGCTCTTAGAAAATAAAACGTGCGGCACGTAATATATCCAAAAAGAAATAAGAGAGCATATAAAATGTATTGCATATCTACCTTAAAAAAATAACCACCCTAGGGTGGTTATTATATATCAAAATAAAACTAATGTCAACCTATTTGGTGAGTCTTTTCATGATTCGCTCAGCGAGAGCGTCAACCATCTCAGTCTTATCGTTCTTAGCCTTGAGTCGTGTCGCAACACGCCGGGCAACTTCTTTGACAAGTGCATCTTGGCTCTCGTACACACCACTATCACGTATGCCGGGCTCTTCCTCGACGTCCATGGCAACATCCATTTCGCCGCCGTCACCGGTGACATCCAGATCCATTTCCATCTCGTCATCAGGCGCGGGCTCTTTGGCCATATCAACCTCAGTTTCGACTGGCTCTCCGATGACGTCCTCAAGGGCGCCCTCCAGAGCTGACATAAGATTACTTACCGATACCATTTGTTCGCCATCGGGGGCGCCGCCCATGTCGCCGCCCATCTCTGCGTCGAGTTCGGAGTCAGCTTCAAGCTCATCGGCTCCGGCTTCTTCGTCGCCGAGAGCGGTGTCGTCCTCCAAATCATCAGCAGCGAATTTATCTAACTCTTCTGGGTCTGCCTCTTCTTCGAGATCTTCAAGATCCGGAGACATGCTCATCTCTTGAATTCGTGTGTCGCCTACCGCACCTAAGTTGGCAAGCTTGAGAAACTGCCTAATCTCAGTTTCGGTTAATAAAGTTTTACGGGACATCTACATTTTCTCCTTACGTGAGTTCCTAGTATAAATAGTATTATTTTTTTCAATATCCTAATTTAGAAAAGAAATTAAATCGCTGTGTTTTATCTTCTTCAACGCTTTTTCTTCAATTTGTTTAATTCTAGCAAACGACACCCCAATTCTATCGCCGACTTGACGCAGAGTCATGGGGCCGTTTTCATATATAGAGACTAAAGTACAATTATACTCACCTTCGAACTCAATATAGTGGCGGCATTCTTTAGATTTGCAAGGTTTCTGTGCCTTTATGCAATCTAGGCTGCATTGACGTAAGCCGTTTTTCATAACTCTGGGAATTCCTCGGCTATCATATCAAATATATTTTCAAGTTGATCTTCATTGAGCCCTAAATTAGTTGCCGTCTCTCTTCCTTTTTCGATCAACTTCATGCTTTTGTTAATCTTTACTTTAGAGAGAGAAGAGTTGTCCAGCACATAACTTCGGATCCGTTCATCATCTTCCAGATATCCTGTAATCATTTGTCTGAAAAATTTCGCCTGTGTCATGCCATCCATTTTAAGTTTTACAATTAGTTGTGCATGGCGATGATCGTTTTCAGTAAAGACGATCCTTTTAGTGTTCTGTCCAAGTGTGTTTTCGCTCATCACCACTTCCTATTAAGAATGTGGGTTCGGCTCTCACCCATGCCGGCGGGGGTTTGCAAAGTGAAAGTTGCAGAACTTTGAAGCTCAGAGATTGTGCGGCAGCCACTATAAGATAGTCCGGAACGAATTCCCCTCTCTAGGCTTTCTATAATTTTTCTTACAGAACCGCGATAAGGAACGCGAGCACATATGCCTTCTGCTGAAGAAAAGCTGCCTCGCCAATTAACTTGCGCCTCTTTGGATGCCATGCCGCGATATATCTTCCATCGAGTGCCGTCGGCTTCTTCTATTATTTTGCCGGGGCTCTCATCCGTACCAGAGAATAAGGATCCACACATTACAGCATCGGCGCCGGCGCCTAAACTCTTGACAATATCTCCAGAATTTCTCAAGCCGCCGTCGGCAATTATGGTGATGTCGCGACTAGTCTGCGCGCAATCCATTATCGTTTGAAAGCCCGGGACTCCGTGTCCCGTTTCAATGCGCGTCGAACAAATCGAGCCCCCTCCAATATTGCATCTTACGCTATCGGCGCCCCACTCTGCCAGATCATTGATGCCTTGCAGGGTGGCAACGTTTCCTGCCATCAGATGAACATCGGCGCCCACTTCATCGCGGATCTCCCGGAGGGCTTCTTTCATTAAAACATGATGCCCGTGTGCAACATCCACACATAGGAAGGTTGCGCCGGCGTTTAAAAGCATTCTTGAGCGCAGAAGATAATCTCCAGTGACACCCACAGCGGCTCCAACATTGATTTCGGTTTTAAAATTTCTAATGCCACCCTCTTGTGCCCAGCTTACCATCTTGCACTGCTCCTGAACAGAAGCATATCTATGAATAATTGCTGCACCGCCGGCACCACCAAGCGCGATCGCCATCGGAGCCTCTGAAATCGTATCCATTGGTGACGCTAACACCGGGAGAGCGAGTTTCAATCCGTTGCCGAGATCAACTTCTGTTGAGACTTCGCTTCTGCTTCGAATGTCTGAGTATTGGGGGAGTAGCAAAACGTCATCATATGATAAGGACTTTTTCACAGTCCCTCTCTGTCAATAAACTTTTTAATGTCTGACACCTTATACCATGTTTTATCATTGGGCTTCTCGGGCTCCTCTATGACTCGGATCGTGGGGGCGCGGTTTCCAATATTGGAATGCAGAATAAAAATTGTTGGCACTCCCTTAAAGTTTAACCTACGTTCTATTTCAGGATAATCATCAATGTTTACGGCAAAGAAATGCAAATCTTTATACTTATCTTCTTGCGATATTTGTGCGTAATAATCACTCAAGGCATGACACATATCACAGCCATTAGAATAGAACTTAAGCACGCAAGTTGCTGCTTCCTTTACTTTTCCTTGGAGCAGCATGTCCAAAGATTCATTTGATATTCGTGTGACTGCCATTGAGAGCCTCCTTTGTTTTATTAATGCATGCTGGGCAGAATAGACGTACTACTTCCTGCTTCACAACAACACTCCATGATTCTATCATGGAACGATCTTTCTTGTCAAACTCTTTTTCGCAGGCGCAACATTTCTCTGGCATTTTACCAAATTTTGCCACTTGTTCTGCCATCTTCTGCTCTGCCGGTGAGGTTGTCTGCTTCTTGAGAGCGCGGCGGTGTTGCCGGTTCATTCTTTTGTATCCTTCTTCTTTGTCTTCTTGGGCTTCTTCTGTTCTTTTTGGACTGCCCTCACTTTCTTCATTGTTTTTGAATTCTCCTCGGTAATGACTGCCGACTCTCCTTCGGAGGCGCTTTTGGCTTCCGCGATTGCCATGCGGGCTGCTGCCAATGACGTTTCCATGGCTTCTGCTTTGGCGGTTTCCACAATTCTTTGAGAGTATTGTTGCAATGTTATGAGGGCGCCCTCTAGATTGGCTAATCTTGCGGCGAGTGACGCTATCCTGTCCACAGTACCCTCATTTGCGGGCGCCGCATATTCATCCTTCAAAGCTTCGAATGTTTCAAGGATGGAGCCCTGAAGCCGTAAGAGCGCTCCCTGTAAAAGATCTTGTTTCATCGGTTCAGTGCTCCAATGATCTGTTGCCTATTGCTGCCGTCAAATACAACGACTGCTGATGGGAAGGGGGCGCTATTGCTGCTGTCGCCAAACTTTAAGCGTCCTTTTATAAAGTGTACTTCATCCGCTTTCATCACATATTGATGCCAGTACTTTGTGTCGGTTCGCGATGGAATCAACATTACTATCTTGGTGTTTTCCTTTCGGGATTCTTCGTATGCCTTCTTAATCCATGCGTCAATCCCTCTGCCATATGGCGGATTGATGAAGGCGGTAAAACCACCCCAATCCTTAGACAAACCGTCTTCAGCTTCTGTGAAGAAGTTCGAACATTTTGTATTCGATGGGGTGGCGCAGGGATCCAGATCAAATGGTCCAAACCTCCAGTCCAGTTTATCAAAAAATTCCTTGGGCGTTGCCCAATCTCCCGTCTCAGACGAGAACATTACTACTTGTGTACTTTTATTCATTTAACTTGCTCTCTTTTTTTTTATAATTTCCAAACGTTCGCGGGCAATATCACAGTATTTGTCTGAGATATCAATGCCCACATAATTTCTATCGTGCAGTGCTGCCATCTTCGTAGTTGTGCCAGATCCATTAAAGGGATCTAAAACTACATCGCCGGGATTGCTCCACGTTAGAATATGATCTGCTGCCAATTGTTCGGGGAAAATGGCAGGATGCTCAAATGCTACCTTGTCTTTGGTAGAGTAATTCTTTCCAGTGTTATATTTCCAAATATTATTTCGGGGGGAAAATTCAGGGATGGGCTTAATGTTTCTTTCCACTAGCTCTCCCTTCTTGTTTCTAATCGATCCTTTCCCAAAATGCGTGTAGCCTGCCCATCGGTTAGGCTTATCACAAATAAGATTTGATGTCTTGGGTTTCCCTCCCTTGCTGAACACAAACATGTATTCAAAGAGTTGGGAGTATCTGTTGCCGTCTCGTCTGGCTGGGAAGGAGCTTCCGTTCTTCTCATAAATCATGGTGTCGTGAAGTTTAAACCCCTTCTCCATAAAGTATAGTGCCTGCCGGAAGGACGAACCTGTTTCGCCACCCTTCATCACTGCATCTCCGACTACCCATACGACTACGCCGCCCTTCTTCACAACGCGAGATAGCTCGGTTGCAATTTGTTCAAAGGGAAAGGAATAGCCATTATACTCTTCCTTCATGTCATCGATTAATCCCTGATATGCTCGCAGATTATCATAAGGCGGTGACGTCACTACCATATCTATTGAGTTCTCTGGGAGTTCCTGCAGCGCAGTTATACTATCGCTGTTAATGATCTGATTGATATGATTCATGCCGCTCTCTCCTGCAACAGTGTCCGATGCTCTGCGAGATTTGCTCGTTCGCACTTACACCATACTCTATTTTTCTTAACATTTCCAAATGCCACTGCTTGGCGATATTGACGAAATGCTGATACTGGAATCCTACCCTTGGTGCTGCTGTTGCTCTCCGAAGCTGCTCCTGACCATTTGACAGGAACATCTTGTCCAAACACCGAAGCGTGGAGAGCGGTAATCACACCGGGTAACGCCGGCTGCGTAAGATCGGCAGTGATTGGATAATCCAAATCTAGTCCGAAGCTTGCTAGCACATAGTTGAGCGCCTTGCCCTTACCCTCAGAGTGAGTTGAACCCGTCCATCCTTGTGCGCACTGGGTTGTCTTTACCTCAAAGGGAATGATGCCGGCATCAGATGTCCGGACACGAAAATCATTTCCTTCTTCACTCTCGTCCTTTTGCAAGATTTCAATTCCAAACTCAACAGCAATTTTGCGGATCCAAGCTTCAAAGTCATATGCAAAGGGGACAGTCAACGATGAAGTTTGCTGTCGCTTGTCTTCTTCTTTTGAGCGTGCCCATTCGCCAACTGTCTTTATTGAAGAATCTGCAGCGACGAGACTCTTAAAATGGCAACCTGCCATGCTCTCCACTGCGTCGACGACGGCAAGCCAATACGGCTTGCTGCGGAAGATCTTAAATACTTGCTTCTTTGTCAATGGTAAACGATTCGCTCTCATGCCTCGCCTTCGACTTCTTCGCCCCAGTCTTCTCCTAGGTGACAAAGCCAGAGCGTTGCCTTAAGAATCCATGGTACTGATAAAATAGAACTTAAAAATTTGTCCATTATTGTTCTTCTCCTTCTCCTGAAATAACGTGGAAGTTATCAACCACCTCGTCAATGTTGATTTTGTGCTTGTAAAGACGATATGCCTTTACTGCTGCTCGGATCTCATCCGTGTTGAGCCATCCGTTCTCTCGGAATTCAGTGCGCAGTTCGCGCTTTTGCTCCTGATAGGGTTCAATGCACCCCTCGATTGCTGCCAAAGAGCGAATATACTCCTTGACATATTGTTGTTTTTCTTCGTTTGTGTTAGCCACTAATACCTCCTTGATGACTATACTAATAGTATAACACCCGCGGATGCGGCTGTCAACCGTTTTTGGTTGTTATTTATGCTAAAATCCCAAAAAGTTGCTGGAGAAATTCTCGGATGAGGGCATCTTTTTGCTCATCAGTCTCGCATTCGCTAAACTTATAATTGTATGTGCATTTTTCATGATTTACGTGCTTGCGTACGTTATCCCTCTCTTTTCTAAACCATCTTAGTTGCAGCCCATATCTCTCGGTAACATAAATACCGTGGCGGCGGCTGATCTCTACTAAATGGAAATACTTCTTCTTTTCTAAGGATGTTCTGGCTTTCGAAAAATCATTACGTAGCTTAATCTTCTCGTCATTATCAAGTATATGATTTTCGATACGATCAGGGTGGAGTTTCATGGCGAGCTTCTTAAAAATCTTATTAAACATTGAGTGGAGTTCTTTGTATACAACGTCATCATCGGGGATAAACTGATCAGCATCGCTGGCTTCTCCACTCTGTGGAATCAGTTCGGCGGAGCCAGAGCGTGGAAGCTCGGAGGGTACCTCGTCTTCTTCCAAATCTTTGACACCATAAATTTCTTTAAGCTGTTCTGAGTTTTCTTTGTTCAGCTTCTTTAAATCAATATCGTTCTCTGCGCAAAAGGCTCGGTAATAACTTTCGAAGTCACCGGCGGCTGTCCCACAGAGATCTCCGATAAGCTCCATCTCCTCATAGAGATAGTGTAGCTCGTTCATTACTCGGCGCAATTTAATTTTTTCGGTTTTAATCACACATTAAATAGATTCATTCGAAACTGAACTTAACCTTTGCTTCAATTTTTAATTCTGGTACCTTCAGGTGATTGGCAAGATTGTGTTTTAAACACTCGTCTGCCTCTAAGAACCAATCGGCATGTCCCTTTTCGTGTACAATGTCTAAAAAATAGTCCCTGTGCTGTCCACAATTTTCCGCCATCATTGAATATATTTTCTGGTTAAGGCGCTCGGCTTCCTCCGCAGAGGCTTTGAGTTCTTCCACTTTCCCGTGATCCATCGAGCTAACGTCATGAATCATAACTGTCGCATCCGGATCCATATATCTCTTGCCTTCGGCTCCAAAGCTGAAGAGGATTGCCCCGCAAGACATCGCTTTTCCCTGAACGATAGTTGCAACAGGAATGCGACTGTGCTTAATATCTGATATCATAGACATCAAGCTGTATACTTGCCCACCATAACTGTCGATAATAATTGGCAAGACAGGCTGCCCTGTGTTCTGCGCCTTCATTACGGCTGCAGAAAAACCCTTGGCGGATGTCTCATCAAACTTTGTCAACCTTATAACAACAGGCAAGTCATCGATGAATTTTGGCTCTTTTAAGAGCGGGCTAAAGTTTTTAAGTATATTCATGTCTACCCTAACAGTTTGAATGTTCTACCAATAGCGTAGGTACTAAAGCCCCAATTAGGATCGTAATTCAATCTCGCCATGTAAGCGCGATTCAAATGCAAACGATCTTTCTCTGGCTTAACTCCCCAGCATCTTATTCTAGTTAGTTCGTTGTTGGAGTCAACTACGTCTAAGATCCAATAAAGTTTTCCATTTTTAGTCTTCCGTGCGGTGATGGCTCTTGGGATAAACCAGCACACCTGCAATTCTTGATCGAACTCGGAGATGGGCGGGATGAATCTTTCTTGGAGCGCTTGAATCATCTCGGCGCTAACCACCAAGTTAAGAGGGAACACTCCTGTTAGATCCGTTTTAAACTGAATTACCTCTTCTTCGCTGAAGTCTCCTTCTGGGTAATATGTTTCCATATTCTCTCCGAATTTCTTGAGGCTCTTCGGCCGATCCACCACACAAGCCGACCAAAAATGCTTGCGTCCCGAGAATCTATCATCAACAATATTGTCCAAGGCGCCTCCGCGACACAGCGCATCTAACGCCTTTTTATTAAGCTTGCTATATGAAACACTTTCTCGGAATAAAAGATCCTCTGCATTCAGGAATGGACGGTTAGCTAAAATTTGTTCAATAGCTGACATTCCCAATCCCTTAATAGAAGTAAGAGGCTGGATCAGTGTCTTGCCGTCAGCACTAATCTCCCACACCGTGCCCGATTTGTTAACGTCCAAAGGCTCAATCTCAAACCCAAACTTCTTGGCAGTATTGATTGCCTTTTCCTTCCGACTCTCTGGCTCTTTGTCTAGAAACGCTGCCATCCATTCGGCAGGATAGTAGTTCCAAAGCCACGCGCACTGAAACGAAATCAAGCTGTAAGATACTGCGTGAGACTTGTTAAAACCATATCCTGAGAAATATTCAAACTTGTCCCAAAGCGCTTGTGCCTCGTCTTTTGAGATCTTGTTCTTAAAGCAGCCGGAAATGAACTTATCATGTAGCCTCCCCTTCACGGATCCCTTACCGGTACCCTTCTTAGTCAGCACCTTGCGAAGCATATTACCCTCATCGAGAGTCAAGCCTCCAAGCTTGTGTGCTAGCAGAGCAATTTGCTCTTGGAAAATTAGGAAACCGAATGTCTCCTGCGTGATATCGTGCGAGTCATCGTTCAAATACTTGATATGATGTGGGCTCTCTTTTGCTTCTACGTATTCGTCGTGGACATTAGCTGCAAGCGGCCCAGGACGATAGATGGAAGTGATAGCCGACACATCGATGATGTTGCGAGGCTTGGCGCGAACACAGAACTTTTGTGCTCCCTGCTCGGTAAACTGAAAGATGCCTGCCCACTTACCTTTGTGGAATACATTTTCATACACCTCTTGATTATTGGTATCAATGACGTCGGGGTGAAGGTTCTTGTCATAATATTCTCTAACTTGTGCGAAGGTAGGTTTCTCGACTCCGTGGTGGCGCTGGAGAATATGCTCGATACAACCCTCCATCATCTTTAGCGTCGACAGTCCTAGCAAATCAAACTTAATGAATCCCATTGGTTCAAGATGTCGGACGTTCTGCCCCTCTGCCCATGGTGCCTGTCGCACTCCACCAGAATTAATAAGCGGCATGTTTTCGTCCAGATTCTCTGCAATCACAACGCCGCCGGCGTGGCGAGAGCAAGAGCGAACTTGCCCCACTAGCCCTTCAACGTGTGTTTTAACTGCTGGGTGTTTCGCAAGATAGGATTGCAGGGATGGTGAAAACTCGATCACCTCCTCCCACGTGGGCGCATACACGCCTGACTTGATTCCGTGCTTGCGCTTTGCTTCGGGTGTGGCTTCGCGGATCATAATGGAGGTAACCGTATTCACCTCCGTAAATGGAATATCATAAAGCTTTGAGATGTCTTTAATTAAACTTTTGAGCTGCAGCGTGTTCCAGTTAGAAATAGGCGCAACACAATCGGCTCCCCACATGTCAACGAGCTTCTCCTTGAGTGCCATGCTGTCCGACACATCGTAATCGATATCAGGGTAGTCCGTGGCGTCTGAGCGCAGAAAGCGAGAGAAGAGGAGCCCATGCTTGATGGGATCAACTTGCGTGATATCAAGAGCATACGCCACTAGAGAACCGGCGGCAGATCCTCTGCCTGGGCCGGGGAGCATCATTTGCGATGCAACATCAACAATAGATTTCATCGTTAAGAAATACTTGGAAAACCCTCGATCATCAATCACATTCAATTCACGCTTGAGTCTATCGGTATACTCCTTGTTGGTGTGCATACCTCTTTCTTTTAAGCCCTCAAGGGCATACTGGACGAGCGCTTGCGTGGCAGTATAGCCGGCTGGCACAACGAACTCTGGCAAACGCACCGTGTTATCTGGCAAGAATGATTCAATTCGATCGAACGCAATTCTGTGTGTCTCTTCGATGCTCTCTAATACTATCTCATCGTCATACTCAAAGCCTTGTTCCTCGGAGTATTGTTTATAGCTCTCCCACATCTGATCGCCATTCTTTGGATACAACTCATAACCAATTTCTTCAACGCCTGCAGGTAGTTGCGACTCCTCCTCTGCCCAAGATGGGCGCCCCTTACCAAGCCAACCAAGACGCTTGTAAAGCTCTCTGTCCTTCCAAGCGTCAGGGTTGGGGTAATGGCTGTCGGCTGTCGTCACCAGTCCAACGCCAAACTCTTTAGCAATCTGAATGACATATTGATTTAACTCATGTTGCTCTTTAATATTGTTCCACTGAATCTCGGCGTACCAGCGATCTCCAAAGATGTCAACCATTTGTCGCGTAGACTCTCGCATTGCCTCTAGGACGGCTTCTTCGCCTTCCTCCCGATGCTCCCAGTAGTTGCCGGCATAAACGCCTCCTAGGCATGCTGACGAGGCTATGATACCCTCATTGTACTTCTTCAGCAGTGCGTAGTCAATTCGGGGGTAGCGGTAAAAGTTCTCTGGCTGATATGATTCCGATACAAGCTTGAATAGATTATTAAGCCCTGTCTGGTTCTGCACCAGCAGCACTAGATGTCGGCGGCGCTTAAGAATCCCTTGAATCTTTTTGCTGTCGCCTTCGTCTTCGACGGTGGCGCCAGATTGCTCGTCCTTCTTGATCGAGCGGGCGCGCTTCTTGTCTTCCATCGCCTTGTTGTAGGCATCATGCCATTCAGCAATGGATGGCGTGAAGTATGCCTCACAACCAAAGATAGGCTTGAACTCCTTTCCTGCTTCCTGCATCTTTTTTGCATGCAGTACCTGATATGCCAAACCATTCATGTTTCCATGATCGGTTAATGCCAAGGCGTCACAGCCGTTTTCATATGCAAAATCCATATGATCTTGCGGATACCCAATGGCATCAAAAATAGATCCTGCCACGCTGTGTGCGTGCAAGCCTACGAATTTAATTTTAGAATTTATACGATTCACTTATCCCTCCGAATCATATGGTATCTTAACATGTTGGTGGGGCTTTGTCAATGCTTCAATGGGCTTTTTTATCTTATTTTCTGATCGCATGTACGCTACATAGCCGTCCCACCCTGACACATCATAATGCCACGGTAAGTCTACGTACGTTGCACCCTTCTCGTCAATACTATCGAAAATTTCTTTGAAATTGAACGTCCGTGCTGACCACCTTTCGTGGAGGGGCAACTTTTGGGTAGGGTATTGCTGGTTCGGTAAAGGGGGTAAATACTCCCTTGTTGTCTTTTTGTTTATCGCTCTTCGACATAATTTAAAGTCTTCTCCTGTCATCGTGCACGCTAGCGGCACATTATCTTTTATATAGTTTTTGTCGTGTTTTAAGAAAAAATTATTATTCTTATCTCTGATTATTTTGCGATAGTCTCTTAAAATATGCGGATCATAAACCCCAAAGGGAAAAGAAATAAAATATTTTTCCGGCACAATCCATTTTGAAATCTTATAAGACGTCATATATGCTGTGTGGATGCCATGCAACACCGACCAGCCATATGAATCGCGACGATCGCGATCTTTAGGATTAATCGCAACATAATAAATAGGCACTTCTTTCCTAAGTTCGGAATAATATTTACTTGCCATGTCTCTCTTAAAGTATACTGGATCATATGCCCAGTCCCCCACGATTGCCCTTATGGATGGGGAGAGATCATCATTCGCGACAATCCATATAGTGTCGCAGCCCGCCATGGTACATTCAAATACCGATTTTTGAACAGCTGTGAAACCATTTTCAACTGGAATCAGTGGCGCTGGGAAGTCGACTCCCAAATCGTTTTCATGATTTGCAAGCGGAATTATACCGCTAAGATGAGTTTTCATCTAATCTCTCTAAAAGTCTACAGGTGTTGGCTGCAGCATTCGGCAAAGATTTAAGTAAATTTTCTTCATCGGGGGCTTTAATCTCGATACAAGAGGAGTGCGCTCTCGGTTCATGGTAGTCGCGCTGCGTTGAGCGCCTAATGCTAGATGTTCTAAAATCATAGTGCCGAGCCTTTCCTTTTTTTGTGTATCCATTGAATTTTCCTCTCATTCCATTATCTTTCATAACTTGAAGTGTTTTAAACCTCGCCATAGTTTCTGAAAAATCAAAGTCCTGTAGTTGCTGCTTGGTTAGTGTTGATACCGCACAAGCATCTCTAACAGGAGTATTTCCATCAATACGGTCGGAACTATAAAACCATATCTCGCTGACAAAATCATCACCTGTTCTGATGTAATCAATTTCATGTTTTCCTCCACTATTGAATGCTATATAATCATAACATATATAGGTAGCTTCGTCAAGATCTGTTTTCTCTGTAAATCCTGCTGCCCCGTCGTCGCCATAATAATAACACTTTTCAAAAACCAAATCTAATATTTTAGAATACTCGTTGGATATCGTTATCGTGTTGCCGGCAAGACGTAAGCTGTGAGCGTCCTTAGTGGATATTATATTTCCTCGTAACGACTGCAGAAACAATATGCGTTCCCATAATAACACCTTTTGTATACCAACTTGCATTTTACTGTCGAAACTTTTAAGCGTTAAATTATTAAAAGGTATTTTGAGGCTCGAAAGATCTAATTTAGTACTCAAATAATCGAACTTAAAGGGCGTTCTTGGCTTTGTAAAAACAACAGCATAATCATTAATATAGGCGAATAGAAGAGCGCTAAGAGAGCTTCCAAGCACTACATGCTGTCGCTCTAATATCAATCTTCCCTTCTGAACCCTGCTAGCAAGGCAGCCATAAAGATAACATACAGACTACCACGGTTAGTGGCGCTGCCGCTGCAGCCGGCGGAAGACTTTGTTCCCGGCTCAGACTCATCGTCAGCAAACTCAAAAGGAGTGCTCGTGTCGTCATCACCAGTGTCTTCGTGCTCCTGTGAGTTTCCCGTATCGCTCTCCGTAACAGCGGGCTCTTCTTCCTCTTCTTCTTCTGCGGGAATAAAGAACGGCTGTGAAATAACCAAGTCTGTAAGTGTCACACCAAGTTCGTGATGGAAGGGATCATACCAGCCGGTATCGAAGTTTCCCATAAAGTTTAACTCATCTATCATGAACGGCATGCCTTCCTCAACCTGAACACTCAAAAAGTATTCGTGGTAAGCCGATTGTGTTTCTCTTGCTCCAAGGTTTAAGTACATGTCCCAAGCCATTAGATCAGCTCTTCCATCCACAAACACATCCCACTCATAAAGTGTGACTTCGTATTGTGTTTGAACTGAATACTCTGATGAGTGATAGCCCTTGATCTGTACATTGCCCTCCGCCTCTACTTCCCCATCTTCGTTAATGGGGTACTCCCCATGAGCCATGACGGCGCCTTCTGAATCAGATCCAATTCCGTATGCATTCTGAAACGTTACTTGTCCATAAGCATCGATGCCATAGGACTCAAATGGAACGGACCAGTCCCAGCGGAAGGCACCTTGTTCGCGTTCAATGTCTGTCAGTGCCTCTACCGATAAAACTGGATGCTCGCCCCAATCACTCCACTCGTCTGCCCATAGTTTGCACTGGGCACCATCTGCCCAGCCCCAAGGGGCATAAAAGCAGTTGTGCCCGGGCGTAACTCTTGTCTTGATGACGGCAACATAAAAATCTGTGCCTCTATCGATAGACGATTGAAACCAGAAAAACTCCACGATGGCGTCAATGGTGTTATCCTGCGGATCTGAGTTGCCCACATAAAGGGTGTTCCCTTCAAAAAAGGCGTACGGAAATCGGTCCTCACTGCCAGCGATGTCGGTAGCGGCTTCAAACGATACGTCCCAGTCTCCTTCTAAGATAGATGCGCCCGAATAGGACGTCTCGCTGTCGCTAAAATCGTCAGCGTGTGCGGTGCCAGTCAGCGCTAGCGCTGTTAAAAGGGATAAAAACCTCACTTTTCACCTCTCGTGTCAATTTGTGCCTCGATGTGGTTCTTTAATTCCTCGCACCGGTGATCCGAAGGACAGCCGGTTACGGCACGAAAAATCATTTCAGAATTGTGATTCATCTTTTTCAAATCCTCCAACATTTTTTCTGACGTCAAGATCATACGATCGAGACGTTCAATTGTCTCATCAAATGTAGCCGGTTGTGGGCCGGTATCCCGTATTTCTCCCACAGGGGAGCAAGAAAGCACAGCTAGTGCTAATAAAGTTGTAAACATGTTTCTCCTAGTTTATGTTTGATACAGTATAACTCAATATCTCAGTAATGTCAACTATCTTTTGCGAACACCATAAGAATCATATCCTCCGTACTTCCATGTGGGGTGCATGATATGGTATCGCTGTGGGTAGTGTTCCCAGCCGAGTGCGTGTCCTATTTCGTGTTCCAACACTCTATCTTTGGCGGCATTATGAGGAAGAATTTGAATTTTAGCTCTTACAATCTCTCCCGAGGCAGTGTCGGTATACAATCTGGTAGCTGCCATGTGAGTGCTGCTAAAACCCCCATCGGGAATACTGATGAGAACCTCGCCAGATTTGGGTGTCATGCACATCGAGAAGGGATCTCCCACAATCCTACCAAATTCATAGCCTAGGCGCTCCCAATATTTAACAGCGCGAGTGGCACGACTTACCGAGACGCCCGAATCCGTGCACACTCTTATCATAGGAGGTGCCCCCCAAGTCGCTTTTTGGTTAGGTTTCCCTATTACCATGGTTTCTTGCATGTGCGCTACATTCTGAAAATGTTCTGGCACGGTGCTGTCTGGAGGCGCACTTCCGTGCCCCAGAATCAAAAATAAAAGCCACCCCATATCCGTAAGTAGTGGGTTAAAATAACTTTATTCTTCTTTTATATCTTCTAGAATTTTCTTTAGATCCAAGCCTGCGCAATCAATTTTTGCCTTGCTGACGTGGTAATGACTTACGAAACCACTAAATTTACCATAAGTAACCTGCTGCTCATATTTCGTTGAGGTATTGCCAAATTGATTGGTTGGGCATTCGTAAGGAATTCCTGTTGCACTATTAATAGCTTTCCAGAGCGCCTTAAGGGCTTCAATTTGTTGGGGATAAAAGCCCATGAATGGTTCTAATTGGGAACTGTGTACCCACGCATCGTCAATCATTGGGCGCTTGCCATACCCATTTTTAACATACCAATCTTGATATTTTGGGTAATAAGCATTCGAAATCTCAACTCCCACTGAGGCTCGGTTGGCTCTTGCGGAGCCTGCGTGCCATGCTGCATGTTGCATGTCTAGGGTTTGGTAAATCGTCCCGTCATTGTCGATCAAGAAGTGTACTGAAATTCCTCTTTTGTCTAAAACGTTTTGGCATGATGTGGAGTTAAGGCACACATCCCAGTGATTCACGAAATAGCGAATCTTGCGCTTTGGACGTCCGGAATAATCATAGTAGTGTCCGGGCTTTGAGACAAGGGCGCCGTCATCCGACCACAGAACAAACTTGTCCCACTCAATAGGATGAAATTCTCCATTGTATACAATGTAATTGGAGTAGGACATGTCCTCATTGGGACAATAATCGCCCACTATCTCTTGGCGCTCTGTCCACAGTCTGCGGAATGTCATCGGACCACACAAACCATCGGCAGCTAAGTGGCGTGCGCGTTGCCATTTCTTAATGGCGCGCAGCAGCTTATCATCAAAATATTTCTCGCCGAACCACGAAGGAGCCCAGCCAAGTTTTTTGGCGGAAGCTTCATTATAAAAATTCTTATCCATAGAGATAACCTACAGGCTCAACTAAGTGACGATGCCCACCACATAGTTGTCTTGTATCACGTTATAAGTAGTCTTATTCACAACAATTTCTTCTATCATTGACTGATCCACCACTATGCGCGGGGCGCTCTTTAGCTCAAATCGAATGTCATCAGCAAAGTTGAGTACTTTCACCACAGCATACTTTTCCATAGCTGGTTTGAAATCTTCCGGAAGAACTATCAAAGGAGTAGGCGATTCTTCCCCGTCTACCATTTCTACCAAGATGTGTCGATTAACTGGTTTAAACATTTTTTTATCTCCTAAATTGTACAGGTATCGTTTGTGCAAAACTTTGTCCCACTGCCGCCTTCTTCGTCCGTTATTCGGGTAAGGGGTGTTATTTTTGCGGATAACTTTTTATATTCTTTTTCTGTAATTGGCTCGTATGGAGCCTGCTCATAGCCGGTTTTTTCAAACTTCAAGAAGGATACCGCCTTAAGGCGTGTTTCATATAACTCCAAGGCACTTTTGATCTGGCTTGCTTCATCAGGTTTGAAAGTGACTGTAATAGACACTGAGTTATCGGCCCAATAATATTGATACTGGGCTGCAATCTCAAGCTGCTCCCACATTGAAATAGATCTTTTTCCCTTTGAAAAATAGGGCTCATGTACAGGAAACTCAACACAAACAGTATTCGGAGAATATTTGTCATCTTCAATATTATAACCGCAATCTTTCAAAGCGTCAAGCATTTTATTGTCTGTAGAAAATCTAATCCTTCGAATGTAATACTCATCTTCAGGAAAATGAATCCCGGGAGTGCTGCCGTTGAGCAAAGATACAGTGCCAGAAGGCTTAATTGATGTCATGCGTACTGATTTGGGAATGCACAGCCAATTAGAGTATTCTTCATCCAATTGTTTAACGTAGCCGTAGGCTTTGTCGCACATGTCGTATACCTCTCGACGTCCGAACTTATTAAATGCTTGAATAACTCCCGACTGTGACAGTCCAATTCGTCGGTTCTTTAACATCTTGGCATTTGTTTCTGGCCAGTGTGTATTTGACAGCGTTATTGTTTTGCCATAGAGGTAGGCAATTTTAAGTGTCCGCAAGTAATCTTCTAAATCTTCATGTTTAGCTGGGTATGTTTCTACCAAGCAGCAAAGCTCCGCATCTTCTAGTTGCTGTTCCACACACGGATTGAAGCCTGCCACATTTACATCATCATAGCGGCGCCCGTCTTTGAATCGCCCAAGTGTGCGCGCATTATCGAGCCAAATATAGCCCGGTTCGCCATTCTTTTGCGACTGCGAAGCATGCCATTCATAGTCCATTCCAACTTCAGCATTAAAAGAGTTGTTAGATCCCCAGCGATGGTGATACAGCTTCTCTTGATCGTTTTTCATTTCTAAATAAGGTGTATCATCATATCTGCCCATTGCAAGGGCGGCGGAGCGTCGAACGTTTCCCGATACCACACACCTGCCAATGAGATTCTCGGTGTCTACAATGTCCACGGAGGTAATGTTCTCACCAATTTTAGCAGAAAAAAGTTCTCTCAAGCTTTCATGTAGCTCGACTAAAGGATCGGGCCCAGAGGATGTCCCTCCGAATCCGCGGATCTCTGCTCCAAATTTACGAATCGCCGAGTAATCAAACTTCGGTACTTTGGAACCAAAAAAGAATCCATCGAGAAGCATGTGTACAGAATCCACCCACCCTTCTCGTGAGTCATCAATCACTAAAGTATCATTGGTGTACTGGGGTTCTTTAATCGAAAGAGAGCCGGCGCCCTCTGTATCAAACCCGACGCCGATGCCAACCATTAGCGCATCCATCATCCACGCAAAGAGATAACCACCCTTGGTTCCTAGATCACGCGTGGAGCGAAAAGCACAATTGAACAGACCAGCAGCGGTTCTTTCCTCAATAAACTTAGTTCCCATCATCCAAAGACCGCGGCCGGGGGGAGTCCACTTGAGATTGAATAATCGATCGTATGCCTCCTTCGCCGTTTTTTGTGCCTTATTGTCGTTCCACTCTAAGCTAAGCATAAACACATGTCGCTTTTGCATGTTGAACATACCCTCGACAACTCGACGACAGGTTTGCCACCACTCTTCGGAACCTACTGCCTCTGGTTCGAACTCACTGAGTCTTCGCGAATAGGTACGTTTGTACGTAACGTACCCGAGGGGACCCCAAGGCACTTCGGCATCTTTGTAGGGTTCAATAAAAGTATCTGATAGTCTGAATCTGCGTATGTTCTCAATTGTTCTCATGTGATTTATTTCCTTTTAAATTTTTCATATTTGCTTTTTAGCAAGTTCTGCTGCATGCCGGCTGTCAATACAACTGGGCTCGTCGCTACAGAATTTGTGCTAGGGTGCGTTACCCTTGGTAAGACTCTTATTTTGACATTAGAGGTGTCCATGAATATATCATACACCATTCCGTCCGGTCCGTTTCTATTTTTTGCAATAAAAATCTTTCCTTGGTTGTTTTGTTTGTCTTCAATTGTACGTGATACGGAAAATATGAAATCTGCGACAAAGCATTTATTAAAGGCTTCTGAGATTTGCTCCATCGTGATCACCTCCGCACTCAACCCAGCGCGGTTTGTTTGGGATGCTGTCCATATCGGACAAGAGTACTCAGTAGAAATGGCTCTCAATTCCTCATAAATGGAGCCAAGCTCGTCTCTCTTTTCTTTCCGAACAACCACCGGCTTAAGCAAGTCTGCATAGTCTACTATAATCAAGCCGGGCTTAATGCCTCTTTTGTGCAAACGACTAAGGTGGTTGCGGATCGTCTCTGTGGACGCTGATTTGGTGGGGTACTCTTTTACGATCAGGCGCCCCTCGATATCTTTGATCTCGTCAAAAACCTCCTCCTTAAAGGATGTCAAGTCAGAGAGAGGATATCCGGTAATACAACTGTCATAACGCTTTGCAATGATAGTGTCCTGCAACTCTAGGGTATAGTGGACTACTACTTGCCCTTCCACTACAGCTTGCGCTCCCAAGTGAACGAGAACCATTGATTTTCCGGCGCCGGTGGGAGCGATCACCACCCCAAGCTCGCTCTTACCTAAGCCGCCGGAAGTGATTGAATCTAAGTCTTGCCAGCCTGTCGATACAGGATTTCTAAATTTGGGTAAAAAGCGCTCTTCAAAATCTGCCAGATAATCGTATCCAAAATTGGTTTCGGATCCCAGCTTTAAAGATTCATTGATGACTTTCGAAATTTCATCAAAAGAACTATTTTGGAGAAGATCGACTGACTTTAGCATGGCTTCTTTTAGGTTTTGCTTGCGACAAAAATCTAACGACTGTTCTTTAATATATTCTGCATCTTGGACTTCGGATGCGTGAATCTTCGCAAAATACTCTTTTACTTGCTGTTTCACAACCTCGTCTTCCGCATCCAATTCAATGCGAAGCATTGTTATGACAGCTTCGTGGGAGGGGTGCTTAGAATAGCGGTTGCGATAGTTGATAACCTTGCGTGCAAAAACTCGGAGGTATTCTAATTCTAAGAAAGATATATCCAACACTTCAGAGATCTGATCGGCGAATGGGCGATCATCTAAAATGAGTTGAACCAAGCCCTCTTGAAAGACTTTTCCATACTTCGCAAAACCTACATTTTCGTTCAAGGGTCACTCCTCATAGTGATAACCATAACACATTCCAATCCCATGTCAAGTACACTCAACAGCTTACTGCTATATTATTAAGACGAGTTCTTAACTCTTCCCAATTTAATTCGCCGAAACCATCTTCTCGCATCTTTTTGATAATGGCTGTCTTATTGAAGCTACATTCGAAATCTACGACTGCTGTTTTTACAAAATCTTTTGAGTTAATTGAGAGCATCGGAGAATAAAGTTGCATCATTCTATAATTATGCTCAATTATCTCTCTTCCCTCAACAATACCAGTAAAAAATTTCAATTTATTGGCTGAATTTTCGCAGAATTCTATAACCTCTTGAATTGTATAATCTTTTTCAGATGCGAGAAAAGACAATCTTTTCTTAATAGTTGCCAGTCCCGCTCCTTTGATCCCGGGAAGGTTATCAGAAGTGTCGCCGGCGATCGCTCGGGCCAATGCCATATTAGTTGGATGAATACCATATTCATCAACGATTCGCACCTTATTTAAGAGCACATCTACCGTGGGGCGGTAAACAACCGTCTCATCGTCACACAACTGGAGGAAATCTTTATCATTTGAAATGATTACCTTTTGCCAGCCATCATAATGACTGAGCTGGCTCACATGAGAAATGACATCGTCGGCTTCAATCTCAGGGAGCATAATCTGAACAACTGGCATCTCATTCAGATACTCAATCACTCTAGTTTGCTGCCAAATTCTATTTTGTAGCTCTTCATTATCCGTTAGATTATGGAAGGCTCGATTCAGGCGGATCGGCTTGCGTCCTGCCTTGTAATTCTTGTCCATGGTTTTGCGTTTTCGCGATCCATTCGGACCGTCCCACACAATAACGATAGAGTCGGGCTGACTTATCCGTACGAGTTTCTGGAGGATCTTTATCGAACCTTTAAGTCCACCAATTGGTTGCCCATTAGAAGAAAGAGACGGATCCACGATGTATGCTCTTAAGAACATGTTTAGCGCATCAATAATGATGACGCGTTTTTTATCAGTTTGTGTCATTATACTCTCCACCAGTTTGGCGTTTGTGTTTTCCATGTTGCGAAAGAAGATTTGTCTCCCACGTAATAATCGCGGTAAGCCGTCACAACACACTCGTTTCTGTATTGTTCGGGCATAGCTTGGGCGAACGGTGTCAGTGGTCCCGGCTTGGGGCGAGTCGGCATTTGGCTACACCACTCTATAACTTTTTTAGATTTATGATTTTTACCATATCTCTTTGTATATTCATCACACAAAGCAAATCCATGACGTAGCAGCCAACTCCAGTTTGAAGATGTCTTGGCAGCCCAGACGGTGCAAGGGTGATTCTTGTGGGTTGAACGGTAGGGCGCGCCATCATAGCCCATATTACGAGCAATCGTACACAGCATCTGCGCAGTTTCTACTATCATCTTTACCACGTGTTTGTCGCACATCATTGTGGCTGCAATTACCGGATCCCTATCCAGTACAAATATATTCATAATAGCCCTCCTACAAGCTTATATCTTATTATAACCTATCACCAAAGACATGTCAACGTTTATTTTGAAGTTACGGGGACTGTCAAGTCTTCCGGATCTTCATAAAAACTGGCTGCATCGCCTTCTCTTTTCTCAAACTTTTGAACGATCTCTTCATCCATTATTTGAATAACCTTTCCGCGGAACTCTTCATCAGATGTAATCAAGTCAGTCCACTTAGATGGCTGAAATTTCTTGGTGTATCCATCTGGAGTAGCTAGCGTATACCATGCTCCGGCAGAGGTAAGACTCTCGGAGCCCTTAATAGCGTCAAACCAGCTTTCCTCGTCTCGGATACCAATCTCTTCGGTGCCCCATAGAATGCGGAATGCGCACGATCTACCTTGAGTGCCGAAGCGAGATTTCTCAAGTTTTACCTTAACCTCTGATCCGATTCGAAAGCCCTTCTCGTCTTCAATAAAGGAAGACTTTGCCTTTCGCCCTGTTAGCCATATGCGCAATGAATATGAATAATGCATTGCCTTCCCGCCGGGTGTTGTGTATGGTGTTGTCATCGCAACAATTCTAGCGTTCGGTCCTTGCGGGATGTTTGTTTTAAGCTGATTCAGAACGATCAGTGTCGCCTGTCTATCAGCAACGGGGATTACCAGCTTAGACATTCCCTTAGCCAGAATACGTGCCTTAACCGCCATTGACGACTGGGGATTGAAGTCTCCTTCGACATCAGACACAGATGGCGTAAACGCCAACGAATCCCAGATAAATACGAGCTTGTCATCGGACGCACCGAGAAGTTCTTCGATCGTCTCCAGCACAAACTCCACAGAGGACGCCTGAACGTACATTAAACGCCCTAAATCGCACCCTGTGCGCTCTAAGAAGGTTGGATCGATGGCAGACTCAGAATCGAAGTAAACGACAAGCTTGCCCTGTTTCTGGGCGTTTGCTGCGATCTGCGCAGCCATGTAAGATTTGCCTGTTGATTCCAACCCGGCGATCTCTGTAACCTTGCCTACTGGGATGCCGGCGACGTACCCCTTGCAGATAATAGAATCAAGCCATCTTGATCCTGTTGGGATCCATTCCTTGACGGACGTGGGATTATCTCCCGTTAAATCGTGTGCGACATTTCTGCCGGCTTTTTTATTGACTAATTTCATCAGATCCTGCATTGCTACACGTCCTGCTTTAGCCGTAACTTTCTTTGCCATGTGCCCTCCTTAAAGCTTGTGATGGCGGCAGACTTTTTACCGGTCTGCCAGCGGCTTTTTTACTACTCGCCTGTAGTTGTGGTGGTGGTACCTGTGGTATCACCCGTGGTTGTTGTCTCTCCAACTGTCTCTGTGGTGGCTGATACCTCGACTGTCTCAGTCGTGTTGATATCTGTGCTACTATTGTCAGAAACCGTAGTGGGATCTACGCTGCAGGTTCCGTAGGCGGTGGCAATCACCAGGACGCCTCCTGCTACGCTAATTTGAACCTTCCATTTAGCCCATAGGGATTTTAACCATTCCATAACATTCTCCTTTTTGTTTATAGAAAATTGCGGCAGACTATTTACTTAAAGCCGATCTGCCAGCGGCTTAAACAAGCCCGCTACTTGGTGGCCATCAGCTCATCAAATGCCTTATCAACTGGGTTTTGAGTGTCAACATTATAACGCCCAGTTTCCGATGATCGTGTTTCCGCACTAAGATCACCAGCAAGTTGCTCATCAAGAATCGCGTCTATTTCCTCGGGGGAAAGTCGCTCAAAGAGGCTATCAAAATCGGGCATACGATCAAGGAGGGCGGGGATAGCGTCTTGATCCTCAAGTAGAGTCGAAGTATTTCTTCTCATCTTAAGGCTTGTTTGTGGATAGGCACCGGGGGATGTGGGCTTAGTATACACTAAGGTAATATCGGTACCTTCCAGTTTGTCGGTGATGTCACCGTATTCGGGATCCAAAATGTATCCCAAAAGAAGTTCGTAGGCGCGCTTTCCGTAGCCGTAGAATTTAATTCCTTCCTCTTCTGATCCCCGAAGTACTACGGGGGAGAAGTATCGCGCACGTACAAACAATGACTTTGCAAGCTTCTTCGCTTCTTCGTCATTTGTTGCTACAGCCTCTTTCCATACTGAGGATGCAAATTCGCAGACGGGGCAACGATCGCCAAAGTTTCGTTTAGGACATACAATGCCCCCCTTGTGATCACCCACATTGTAGTGGAAAAACATTTCCTTAAGTGGATCCCCATCTGCAGTGGGGACGATGCGAACCACTTGTTCGCCCTCTTGTGGCTTAAACCACACTGAGTTTTCGTTGCCGCCTTCTCCACGCAGAGATGCGAGCTTCTTCTTCATTAGTTCCATATTGATTGACATTAGTTTTTTCTCCTATTTGTTGTTGTAAAGTATACCGAGCTTTCCTCGATATCTAATGTATCACCCTTGCTCTAGCTTGTCAAGGGTAGTTTGTTGTTGAATTGCGTTAGTGTGGGCAACGCAGAACCCAAAGTCTTGTAAATTTGTCTCCCATATACCATATGAGATCTTTCTGTAAGCATTTCGAGGCTTCTCCTTGAGCATATCTACCAACTGTTTATGCAAGCCCGATTCTTTTTCTAATCTATCCTGATTTATACATATATAATAGCATGTTTCACGCGGGCTGTCAAGGTTAAAGAGCCATTTTTCTGACATATCTTTTAAATTAAGCATCCCAACACTGCGGATCCTGTTAATCGGAGCGGGGCGCGAAACTTGTCCTATTTCCGGCTCCGTGTGCGTAAAAAAATTGAGATAATGAACGGAAGAAAAAATGGTTTGATTAAGGGTATCAAAATAATTTTTAATTGATATATTGGGCAGATTTTTTTCAATCTCGTAATTCGAAAAAACTGTCAGCGATGTAAACATAGCTGAGCGGGCATATTCTTGTAGTATTCCATATGTCATGTTTTCTAACAGCTTGGGAATACCTGTCAGCAACTCGGTATCAGGCTTTATATAGAATATCTCTAAATTTTTATCTTTTATTTGCTCCAAGATACCCAAAGCATAGCCGGAGCTTTTGGAGGAGCCCACCACAAATACTTGTACCTTGTCGGTGATATCTTTAAAGAATGTTTTAAGATTCGGTATGCTGTTCTCGTATTCTTCTGGTGTGTCAAATTCTTTCAGTTTATGGCAAGATTTGGATTTACCACATTTGCTATTTAGCTGATACACCTTATAGTTGTTCTTTTGCGACTTAAACTTCTCCGCGATGGCAGAGCCGGCATTACCTATTCCCACGATCGATATCATACGTTCAACCTTTCTAAGTTATAATAATCTTTACCCGCTTTAAAGTTAACCTCAAATTTCGCCAAACGGTTTTGCGCAAAGATATCTTTAATTTCAGGCAACAATTGACGATCCTCGTCATGCATATCCAAAACCACCTCATCGTGCACGATGTGCGACACAAAGCTTTTCGTGCCTTCTAGGAAGCTGTCTAATGCAACGGCGCGCTCATTCACTAAATCTGCCGTCGTGCTTTGAATCAGGTAGTTAAGTGCTTTAAATTCATCTACTTCTATCGATCTTCCGAAAAGAGTTTCTATGCATCCATTTTTATAAAACTTTTCCAGCAATTCATCTCTCTCGTATGGCTGTTGGGTGAATTGACTAGATGCAGGATTATACAGCCACGCGAAAAAAGCGGTTTTTGCAGCTTCTCGGGTGGAGATTTCCGTGTTCTTAAAAATAGTATCCATATGCCATTCGTGCACATCTTCCGTTGGTTGTGACTTTCCAAGTAATCCGATTACAGTTCGCGCCTCTGCTGCATTATAGTCAAGAGAAATAAACCAATCGTTGCGTGGTTTAATGAAAGCACGCAATTCTTTCTGCATCGTCAGTAGAGGGAGAGATCCCGGATACGTTGCTAATCGTCCTGTTTTTGTTCCAAAAATGTTGTAATCGATGAACCGAGAGCCGCCCATAATTTTGTTTGCTCGGGATCGGTGGGCAGACTTGATGAAAAGGTGTCGACAGTCGGTAGGGTCAATGTTCATCTCTTGATACCTTATCTTATACAACAGTTTTTCCAATTGGCACAGGTGATCGTAGATAACAGGCTTTTCTGTTGTTTCAAATACATGCTGAGTTATCTTATTTTTAACTTCTAAAAAAGCAGTCAAAAAATCGTGCGGTACCAGATCAAAAAAGCAATGTTGACGAAAATCGATTTTGGCGATCTCAAATGATTTTTTAAATGCCGACATCTTCTTTTGCATGCGCGACAATTCTGACTGTAGTTCAGGTGGGCACATTTCCTTTAGGTTGCTACCCGATGCCCATAGCCAACCATATTCTACATCTTTATTTATAATAGATCCTGAATATTTCCACGTTCTCATTCCGGAAAAATCCGTGGGCATTCTGTCTTTATCAAATTCCAAAACACCATCGTGGTATATGCCTAGACATTCCTCTTTATCATCAATAGATTGAAAATACATTACTCTCTCAGCTTTGCCAATGTATCCTTAATGTAACTCAATGAGCCGTTATAGTCAAACGTTTTATTCACAATAATTTCAAATGTATCTAACGCCCTAGTCGGATTAACCTGTGCCAATTCGATAGTGTTGTCTATTAATTGGTACTTCTGCGCTTCCGAAAAAGACGACTCCTCCTCCACCATTCTAATTTTACAATAGAGACTTAAAAAGTAAGAGTCCGGAAATTCTAATAAATAGTCTTCTGGCCTGTATCGCTTCGGGGTTACTGTCACAACCTTTCCTCCCAATGAATCAACTTCAACATAGCGAGAATATCGAGGGCGCTTTAGTTTCATGTACATATTATACAATATAGAGCGAAAGGTTGTCAAGTAGTTTTTATATGCCCGGCCATATGCTGCTACTAAAACCCCATCAGTCGAATAAACTCCATAGCGCTCAGCATACTGTAGCATGTTTGCCGAACCGATGTCAGCAACGAGGCGCCAAGGGGTGTTGCGATCTACCATGAAGCCAAAATTACCGCATGCTGTTAAATAAAACTGCCAATTGGGGCTCTTGATGAACTTCTTCACCTTTTCTACATCATTCACGGGATCAATATCCGCTATCTCTACCACGAGTCCGGACGCGTTGATTGGGCAAAATGTACTCTTGACGAATGCAGTATAGGTGAATGGCTTTTTGCGAATCGTTTTCATTAAAAATGGCATGATCGTGTCTATAAATTCTTGAAAATTGCCGAATGTCAGCCTTTTGGTGCGGACAACATCTTGAAATGCCTCTAAATATATCTGAATATATTCATCGTAAGTTTTCTTGGGATTCACATAGGCTTTATAAACAACAGGGCTACTCAGAAAATCTTCATTTGGGGAGATTTCATTTGTCAGCCTCTTTTTTAAAAACTGATTTCTCAAATCAGCGAAAGCGTCTGCCACAAAGTTTAAGGCACGTGCCGATTGGGCAGGTGTTCCTTCTGCGCCGAAGCCCTTTAGTTGGAGCGGTATATAGTTAGTAAGTACCATTGGGCGGTAGAGGCGATCTACTCTCCCATAAAGTGCCTTTTCGGCAAATTGAAAATTAACAAGATTTGGAGAAGTGCCGCGGATTATACTATCGTATATTCTCTTCTTATTATATAAGTCTATGGTGCTTTCGCTATTGTCTTCTCGAAAAAAATATGTCATGTTAAAGCCTTATTTTAGTTAGTCTCGGTGTCGTTGGTGGTGGGAGAAGGATGCTGTCCGAAGTCTCCGGCATCGACTAGTAAACGTCTTGCCACTTGCTGAATGCCGTATGCTCCCTTTAGGGCACGGAGACGGTGAGCGGAGTTGCCTTCGCACGGGCCCATGGGTTCTTTCTTATCTGTCCCTTGCGGCTGTGTTGTGGCGCCGGTACCGCATTTAGTAACGGGAGCCTCGGCAGGTGATGAGCGCTCAGCATCTTCCAGCTTGGGGCCGGTGCCGCCATTCGAGAACCATTGGGCAAATATGGAAGTTTCAAAATTCCCCCTTTCGAACACATGCCCACACTTTATGACATTATAATATCCGCCTAGGCCCAAATCATCAACGGCATCAACAGTTCCATATATCCCCCTCGTCTTGAGATCCAAATCCGGGACCCAGCCACGTGGATCTACATATATTGTCGTCCCGGGCCACATATTTAAGTTGGCATAAGTCTTGATATTAACATTATAAATTTCATGCAGCTGCGACAATCCAGCGTTGTTGGACTGTGAATATCGTAAAGCCTTCATTCCCCCGTCATCTTTGTAAACGTCTAATTGGATATCCTTAATAATTCCACGATCTTTCCCCACCATATAGCTATGGACTGAGCGCTCAGCCCGGCCTGCGGCGGTAGCTTCAATGGGGCACGCTGCGGTGCTGTAGAATACCAAATATGTCGTTTCTGTTCGAACATCAATATCTTCTACATCTTTTCCGGGCGCAGTGTCGAGCGCTGGTTTTGCCATATCGTCGATGTATAAGCGATGCGCATGTATTCTTTTGACGTCTCCAACCGCTGGGGTGCCTGCGGCGCTGCCAGCAACGCGGCTGGGATCGGCGCGTTTGAATTTGGCGTTGAGCGCTACTAGCTCCTGTGTCAAATCGTCCTTTTCATACTGGCCGTCAAAAGCCGTGATCGTTGTTGATTGAATTCTCACACGCTGACTCAAGGTTCCGTCAAACGCTGTATCATCATTTAGCCAGTTGCTAATTGTAGTTTTAATCAGATGTGTGATGAATGTTATAAAATCAAAGTGTTTAGTGCTTTTCTCGCCTGCCATTTTTACCATATATTCCAACAAAAGACTAACTGGAATTGGCAAATCGCCTATACTCACAACCCGAATATTTTCACTAGGGCTTCCGGGATCAACAATCTCAATAGGGCCGAGGACCACCCTCAATCTGCCAAAATCTTGGCTCGATTGCGCGAAGCGCTCTATTAAGGATTCAATATCGAGTGGGTGGGACGCGTTAAACTTTTTGATGTCGGGATCTTTTTCTAGAAGTTCGAAAATAAGCATTCCCATTTCTCCTGCAGAATTTGCTTTTGTCATCTTAGCCATAAGTAAATCCACCAAGTCGCCCAAATAGATAAATCTTGCAGAGGACGTGAGGGGAGTAGTAAAGCCTGTCTGAAGGGCGCCGCGGAATTTCTTGCTCGTGTTGGTGGCAGCTTTTGCAATATCTTTTTTTAAAGCTTCTTGGTTACCCTCCTTTCCAACAAATGCCGCATATGGCGCCAACTTAATCGTTTTCCCCCAATCTAGCTTAGGCCCGAGATCCATAAAGTCCTGAACGATTTGGGCATCAAGGGGCAAATATCGAATTTTGGATGCGCATGATATTTCTTTTATTAAGTTGGCTGCAGCCGTGGTATTAATCATTCTTTCTTCTTCAATGCGCGCTTTAATCTGCTTTTCGTCAACTTTCGCATCACATGTTTCTTCGGCGATCTTGGCATGTAATTCTTGCTTCAGTTTATATTTAAGAGACTCTCGATCGCTAAGAACATTGTAATCGGAGCCAGCAAATCTTTTTTCTACGTAGGGCATATATTTAATAGTTAGCTCGACTGCTCCATTCGCCTGAACGAATTTAAAAGAATGCTCGACTGCCTTCATCGTAAGGGTGACGGAATTTCTTTTCAGTACCCTGTCATAAGTGGCTTTTGCGGCACCCACATTACTAAGCGGACTAATTCCAAGTTGTGCTTTGATCTCAAAATCCAGCGCCGATACATCAGTTGCCGCGATGCCCATCGCCTTTGGACTAAGGGGCGTTTTCGAAGGGCGCTTCAAAGGATCTGCCATCAACGCTAAATCAATATAACGATACATAACTCCAGTAGGTGCGTGATGGCGCGGCTTAAATAGCTCGCCCATACTAGCAGCATAAATCTTCAATGTCGCTTCAAAAGATTTATGCATAGAAAATGCGTCCACACCGGTATAATCAACTGAAAAGCTTTTGATGCCGACTCCCACTGCTCGCCTGTTTTTATTCTCAAGTAGAGATTGCAAATTGGCGCCAGTAAAAGAGGTATCAAAGTGAATGGGAACATTAAGCTTGAAGCTCTCCCCTGTGGTCGCGTACGCGGGAACAGATTTGTAAAGTCTGATTTTAGGCTGCAAGTTCGCTATTTCTGACGAAGGCATCCTAAAATATAAATCGTCACGGTAGGTGGTTAGCTGATTTAAAAAATTAAATGGATCTCCCTGCATCATAATGCATGCATTAGGTTTTCCGTCAACATATGCGAAGGCTTTTGATTCATAAAAATCTACAACATTTAATTTTAAATCAATTAGATTTACCAAATTTGATTGTACAAAGTGTTTCTCATCAAAATGAGCTGTTTGTAAGTCGTCGATGAGGGCAACTTGGCGGCTTGCTTCATCTTCTGCTTTTTTGAGGGCTTGGGCTCTAAGTGCCTCCTGCTCCTCTCTATCGTCTTCGGCAGCGGGATCTGACTCAATTGCTTCTGGATCGGTTTCGCTCTCGCCCCGCCCAGCATCGTAGCCTGTCGCGGCGTTAGCCTCATCGACGAGTTTCTTGGCGAGAAACTCTTTGTAAAGCCTGAGCGCCAAGAATCCCAGATTCTCGGATCCCTCCATCGCCGCTTTTATTCGTGTAGCATCGCTGGGTGCTGTTTTTAAATTTCCGGCAACCCAGACTGCTGATGGCTCATATCGAAGATCCGCATCGAGTTGGAGTACTAACTCCTCAATTGTACTGGGGAACATGATCGGTTGGAGACTGGATTCGCCGGCGAGATCGCCGGGTGTCAAATAACCCGACGTTGCCGCTAGTTCTGCTTGTCCCTCTACAAGATAGTATTCGAAGGCTAGCTTATAGTTCTCTTGGAACGCTGCAATATCTGCCGCGGTTAGATCTCCCGAAGGCAATTCCCAATTTAAAAATTCATTGTCTGCCATTTTATACCCCTAAAACAGCCAAAGTTTTTCCTAAGTTGACTGGTATGGCTATCAAGTCGCCATTTTCTAATGATGCTTCGGTGGGTACTGCGTTGTACCATGCAATCACCCACCAGTATCTCACATCGCCATAATATTTAAAGGCGAGATTGGATAACCGATCGCCATATTTCCAGATATGTTGATTGGTTACGAGAGATGCGCGCTGGCCTACTGTGGGATTTCTAAGGATCGGTGTTGCGTAATGATCCACAGACTTCAGCTTGCGCTCTCGGCGCAAATACTCATAATAGTCTTCATTGTTTGAAAATATTTTAGTTCCCTTGTATCTCATTTATATGTCCCTACCAGTCCCAATCGTTGTCTTGTGCTGCATCAGCCGCTTCCTCGAACAACTCGCGATCGAAGGAGCCTTCTTGAATTCTTCCTGCTGCACGTGAATTTGGACCCCGCTTTTCAGCGCGCTTAGCAATACGCCCATACTTTCTCATATCCCTCTTGGCTCTGCCTTTGGCACCGAGCCCGCTGTAGCGCGCTTTAGCGATGTCTTCGGCAGCTTGGTTATTGAGCAGCATTTCGGTACGGGCTGCGGTGCTTTGTTCGGTTGCTTGCACTTCAGCATCGGAAGGCTCCTTGAGCCACACGTCCCATGGATAATTTGGAAGCAACGAGTTGCCTTGCTGATCAAAGCCGAGCGTATCTTCGTGAATCACAAAGAAGTCCAGGCTAACGCTAAAAAACTGAGGGAGCACTGTCCCGGGTGCTTTTTCGAATATTGCATGCTTGCCGACGTCCGTATCTAAGGAGAGGCTGTTGATTGCTGCTAGGATGCCGGCAGCTGCTGTCTGATCCTCTCGAGTATAACCATTCAGCAAATCTCTTCTAGATTTCTTTGTTCTCTCGTCGCTGCCATTTTTCATTTTTTTGCCCACCGGGGGGCGTTGTAGCAGGTTCATAACACTAATTCTCACTAGCGGAGATTGTCCAATTACACGCTCTTTGTGGTGCTCTCCACCGGCACCGATCGATTGCCCTGTTTCATCATAAGAGGGATACTGAAACTGGATTAATCGTTGGATTCTTCCCATGTTTTCGTATGCTTCGCTTTCGGATGCAGCAGGAACATCAAAAGAAAGACTAATTTTACGCTTGGTGGAGCTATAAGTATAGATGCCGTCGGTTCTACCGAAGATGGGTTCTTCTTTCCAGTCGCTTACGAAATCTTCTTTGTAATTGGTTATGAATGCCTTAAAATATACCATCTTTCCAGATGGAACATGATAGAAGCCTATTCTGTATTTGAGATTGTTTGCATACGAATCTGTGACGTCTACAAGGTTTTCTGTCCCCACCCACGTTTCAGTACCGTACTTAGATTGCCAAAAAAAGTTAGTGTCGTCGCTATTACCTGCCATTTCCTATCTCCTATTGTGTTAGCGGCTGTACTACGCCGCCCACTACCTTAAGTATCGTCTTCTTCATTGGTTCACCATCCAATTCCTGAACAACCGTTATATTTTGTTCGGCATCCTTTCCGGTGAGAGCCTCTATCAGCCCATCGTAACTTTCTGATGCTGCCGTAGCTGCGCCGGATGCTAAGTCTCCCAGCTTGCCGGCATTATTGATCGCGTAACGTATTGGTGCCGGCATCTCCGCGATCATATCATTCATAACTGACTCTATCTCTGGACCGAGTGTCGCGAACGTCGTCGCGAACCAACCAACCATAGAACCCCATTGATCTTTAATCCAGGAGATCGGGCGGGCGAACAGATCCGCAAATTCATAGCCGAACTCTTCCAGATTTTTTGCAATTGCGATCAATGATTCGTCCATCCCCTCGCTCATATGACCCCAATCAATCTCCAGATAAGCCTCTAAGAAACTTTTGCCGCCGGGATTAAACATGCGACTGATCCACGAGAGGAAGCCTTCTTCAAATAATCCGAAGCCGCTCAGAATGAAGTCTAATGCCCTGCCGAAGCCGTGCATAATAGCTATTGGGGCTGCAATCATCTGATCTACCCAATCACCGCCGGCGGCAATTACTTCAAAAATTGCACCATGCACATCTGTAATTGCATTATAAGTGCCGTAAACAAAGGTTGCAACTGCCGCGATCGCCCCCGCCATCGCACCGGTGCTCAGTGCGAAGAAATCAACCATCCCCGCCCAGATCGCGTAATATACAGCAGAGATCATACTGCTGATACCTCCCATGACGCTCATGAAGAATGCTGGGATTTTTACGATAAGCGACGGGATAGATCTCGCCATTCCTGCGATGAAGAGCCCTATACCGCCGATGATCTCGCCGGAGGCTCCTTCTTTGGCGACTGTCGCGGCATTTGCCGCGGTTGCCGCTAAGGCTCCTTCGATCGCATTCGCTTCCGCTCCCACGATTTCGAAATCGCGAGCCATTTTAGCGGTATCAAGTGCCGCAGGGCCAAGGTGATTTTGTATCTGGCGCACTTTCTCTTCAACTGCTGCGACGGGCAATTCTTCAAAAGCCTTCTTGAAGTTTTTCATCTGATCCACCTGGCTTTTCATCCCATAGCTGGCATCAGCTTCTGCCGCGGCGCGATCTGTTGCAGTCTTGCCCATTTCCGAATCGAGGGTTCCCATTTCATTTCCAAGAAGCTTCTTGAAATCTGCTACACCAATGCCAGCGCGATCTGCGAAGAATTTCAATTCTCGACGACCCATTGAACCTATATCTTTGCCGGCGTCGTTAAAGGTTGTCGCTATCAACTTGGCGACGGCAGGAGCGCCTTCGTCATATGCTTGCATCAGTTCGTGGGGATTAAAGAAGGTACCCTGGAGCGCCTGGTTCATGCCGGCAGCAAATTTGGTGGCACCCTCGAATGAATACATTTGACTATCAAGCTGAGAAATGGCATCCAGCGATGCTCCCGTTTCCTTATTGAGCTTCATCATGTCAATGGCAGTCTGAAACGTTTGATCGCCCATATCTGCCAATTTATCTGTCAACTGGGGCAGTTTCTGCATCATGGTGTCGAGGGGTATGCCCATATCTCTTGAAGCGCCGCGAAGCTTATACACCATGTCTGCAGATTCGGAGGCTCCCATTCCTAAAAGCTTAGTTCCAGTCTCCACGATGCTCGAAAATGCCTCGAAACTCACACCAATTTCTTGAAGGGTAGCGGAATCTCTAACAAGGGCTTCTTGTTGATCCTCCGTTATCTTCGTGAAATCGGACATACCATGCATTAATGTGTTGGTTGCTGACGCAGCTTCTTCTAAGGACACTCCCATCATGAGAGTCCTGTCATATACTTTGCCAATGGAATTAACGAGAGCGTCACTGGCGCCCGTTTGTGCCCTCATACCTGTTGTTAGTTCGTTTAGTTTGTTGGTGGCATCGAGGGATTTTTTAGCTACTTGTACGAGGCCCTTTCCAATTTTGATCAAGCCATCCACCATCATGTTGAGGGAGCCCTGCATTGAAAGCATCGAACTGCCAACGTGCTTTATGTTGCGGGCGAGCTTTTGCAAGGTGCCATCGGCTTCTCGAGTCGTCTCATCCATGTCCCGCATGCGGGTGGTGGAGCGCTCTGTTTCTCTGCCCAACTCCTCTGTTGCTGCAGTGTTGTCTCGCAAGGCTTGGGCGTGATCGGCTAAATCGGCGGCGCTAAGCGGGGTGCCACCAGATGTTGAGCCGGTGCCTGATCCCAAATCGGATCTAATGCCCTCTAATACTGATTTAATGTCGTCTAATGTTGCCACTTAAAAAACCTTATTATAATAAATAGTAAAAGCCCAAAAAGTTGGGCTTTTGAACTTTATCTGTTCGGGCCTATGCCGCGAGGTTGATTCTGTGAGGATAGAGTGTGCGAAGACTGTTTTTTGGAACTTCTTGATGACTCGCGGGCTTCGGACTCCATTTCCAGTTGCTTTATTAAGCGTTCGGCGAACCATTTCCTTAGTCCTACCGGCAAATTATATGCTTCCGAGAACGACCATCCTCCTGAATATTTCAGGAAGAAAAACACCTCATATACACTCTCCATGTATTCAGCGGTTAGGCCAAAAAAAGTCCGCTGTTAACGGAACCTCCATGTGCTGTGCATGATCACAACCTGTACATTCAAAATATTGCTTCATCTCAAGATCTGGGGTGACTTCTTTATAACACTTACGCAAGTGGGCGGAATCTAAGGATGGCATATTCTCAACCACATAATTAAGAGCTTCGGCGGTGTCGTTATCTTCAATAGCCACCAGCATACTCCGCAATTGTCCTGTAATCAGTCTGTCGCGCTTGTTGTTGTTTTTGGTTCGAAGTTTTTCTAGGTTTTTCTCATCATTTCCCGTAAGAAGTCTAAATGTAGCAGTAAGCTTAGATCTGGGGAGTGGCGTTGTAAATGTCCCATCATCGTTTGGCGTCACATTTTCAAAATTTCCACCTTGATGTGTTTCAAGCGAATTAAGATCGAAAACATATTGTTGTTTCGTCTGACAACTTGGACAAGTAACCTGCGTCTCGTAATCACTCCCGTAACCGGAAACGCGGCATGCCACCAAAAGAGCATTCCTATCGCCAACCAAGAGAGAATTTACGTTGATACGATTGTCAGTAACAATACTCTGTAGTACTCGATCGAGCGCAACACCTTGCTTGAGCAGCGACTGTGAGGTAAGGATATCTTCCTCTTTGGCTGTCATCTGCTTAATTTCAATGTTTGGTTGATTGTGGAGTGGATGACCAGAAGGGTAATATTTACCCTCTGACGGCAATTCCACAAACTCAGTAGGAACAACAAAGGAGAATGATTGTTGATTCTCGTTGTTATTCATCATTTGATTGACAGGGGCTTCGCCTTGGGGCGCGCCTGAGTTAGCACCGCCCGTCCTGTCTCTATTTCTAGACAATATACACCTCTATTTTTTTATATGTTGAAGAAACTGTTTCCACCAAGCGCAATCGCTGAAGAAGTGCTGCTCGGTGTCTCTATTCTAGCCCAATCGTACTTAACTTTTAAGGACAATTCTACTAATTCTTCTTTTCCGTACTCAAGGGTGCCACCAAAATTGATCTCAGCCACCATCGCATTCCAGAGTGTCCACTGCTCGACGGGAACACCGTCAGCATCAATTTGAGTGATAGTAATCTGTCCAATAGCCGCTGTTGCTTTCGCTTTGGAGACACTCGTTAAATCATCGGGAGTGGAGGGGATCGAATAGCCAGATGCTTGCGCAATTGCTGCTAGCGTGGCTGTCACGTCGGGATCGCCGCCGGGATCTACCATCTTCATGCTAATTTCATTCCAAGTTACATTGCCGGGATAATTATATGTATGGTTTAGGTACTTGTGCTCAGTGTGACTGAGGGTAAAGGTAGGTTTGTCTACACTCTTTGCATACCAGAGGAGCGGCCCTCCATTTTGCGAGTTGATACCCGTAATAGATACTGTAAATCTAAATTGTCTCTTAGGATCTTTGAGATTTACATCGTCCTTGAATGATTGTGACCAGAATGGCATTTTTAGTTTTCTCCCTTGAATTTAACTAGTTTGTAATTTTAATTTTAGTCATCGAAAGATGCACCAGTCGATGCAATAACAAAGTCAATTGCGATGAACTCAATTGCTCTTGCTGGCTTGACCATAATCTTCGCATAAAGAATGTTCTGATCAATCAAGTCGGGGGTTGTTGTGCTCTCATCCAAAATCAAGCGATAGTCGGTAATACCGAACCGAACCTTGACGTTTGCCAAGAATGGCTCAATAAGTCCCTTAAATCTGTCCCATGTGGCTTGCACATTTTGCTCGAAGAGAATCTGCGTCGAAAGGACGGAGATTTGCTTCTTCAAGTAGATGACAAGTCGACGGACGTTAATTCTGTCGAGTGCCGATGGACGCTCTTGGAGAGTCTTCTGTCCAAATACCACGATTCCACTTGAGGGGAACGAGGCAATGGGGTTAATTCGGGCATCATAGAGAGTGTCACGCTCGCGAGAAGAAAGCCTCTCGGAAACATTTGTAATTGGAATTCCAGCGGCGCCTTCAGTAAGTCCTCCGCGGTTGAAGCCGGCGGGAGCGAACCAGACGGCAGACTTAGACTCAGAAGAGCCCAGAACACCCATCATGGCGACGGATGGCGGAATCCAGACAAGTTGTCCGGTGTTCGCGTCTCTAGTCTGAACCCATGGGTAGAATGTGGCGCCATAGGAGCTATCGAGCCTTCTATCCTTGAGTGCATTAGCGGTTGTGACAACATTCTTGTTGGCTCTAGCCGTCTTTGCTAAGTACTCTTCGTGCGGAGGAGTATATACGCTGCTCAAGTCCAGAAGTGCCATGGCATCAGCGCGATCTTGGCAAACTTCCATCATGTATTGCGTCAGCGCATCGGTAGTCAAACCGGGCATTGACAGCAAGTTGAAGTCCAGAAGCCCAACATCCGATACTGTTTCCAGTGTGCGACGAATTGTGTGATATACATAATCATTGTCTTCGGTAGACGTAGAACTCATAAGCGAGTTAGCCACGGGATCGGGCTTCGTGATATCCCAGCCATCGAAACCACCCCAGAACGGTGCAGTGAATCGGTTGTAGTTGGCATCAAGAAGCGTCTTATAGGTTCCGCCAGCAGTGACTGAAATGTCGTTTGTGCGTGAACCCGACACATAGATGTAGATATCATCCCCGTCCTTCTTAACATTATCAAGACTGAAGATGTAGGTGTAAGGGGTAACGCCGCGGCCTGCTGCAGTCGCGCTCCCACCGGTGGTAGGATCATCCGGGAAATCTGGGAACAGGAGGCGATGTGGATCTGCCACGCTGGCGTCCGGTGTGTTGGACGTTGCCGTGCGTGTTGTGCGCCAGCCGAAGTATGCATTGGTAGGTTGAGTTAAACCACCATCTGTGCTAGAAGAGCGGAGAAGATCTGTCGGGAACTTGAACGAGCCGGTTACTTCGTCAGGATCCGCCAATCCGCTAAGCAACTGATAATCATTGCTGACACCGAAGCCGCCGGCGTATGAGCCACTATACGCGATATATCTGTCTTTAAGCTTTTCGGCCGATTGCTCTGTCCTTCCAGTGACATCGATAATATCGCGAGGTGCAGGGGGTCCATAGTAGCCGAAGGGAAGCAGTGAAGGATCAGTTGCTCCTGCTTCGACGTCAGGGTTCATCTCTACACGAATGAATCTAGACTTGTTGGCATATTCTCCGTAGTAGCGCAAGCGACGGTTGGTAGTATCCCATTGAGAGTATCTGTCGCCAATCTTGCGGGCGATGAAATCGGGGGATGTGGGGTCCAAGTTAAGATTATCGAATCTTTCAACTACCTCGACGGCGGTATCTGTGTCTAGAATATTTCTAAGTACCACCGAGAAACTACCGTAAGGGTTCGTGTTCGTATTGGATTGGCGCACTCTTTCGATCGAAACCTTGAGATTCTTGTGCAACCACTCACCGTGTCCGCTTCCAACAAGTCGGAAAAGCTTTTGTTGATTAGCTGGGTTATAGGAGGTAGCTACGCCGGTATCCTGTGCGATGAACCATCCAGCAACAGCTTCGCGTGAAGCCTGCTTCTTCATATTACCCCAGTTTTGGGTGGAGCCGGCTGAGCCGGAACCTAGCGCAACAATGATACCGACACTAGACGTAGAGGCAGCAAGCCCATCGTTTCTGACGTGTTGTTCGTATGTCTCACCGAGCCAGTAATCAACTTGTGTGGCAGCGGGATAAAACGTCTTTTCGTTTCCACTCTTTAGCTGCGGGTTCGTGTTAAACTGGTTGCGAATGAAGTTTTCGCTGTTATCGTTAAAGTTGAAGGTAAACGTTTGCGAACCTTGGGCGGAGCCTGAAATAAGCATCTTATAGTTTCCGGAGGAATCTGACGTGATGAATGCTGCATTAGAAGCAGTGACAGTGGTACTACTACCGCCCCAAAGGGTTCCACTAAGTTGAACCACACCGTTTTGGAGATACCAGACTGCTGCTAGTGAACCAGTTCCGATGGCAGGCTCTCCTGAGCCGCCGCCAAAACCGCCGGAAACAATACCGCTCGATTTTGCGGCGGCGTTGCCCGTGATTTCAACGTTTCCGTCGGTACCTCCCACAGCTTGTATGAGGGACAGCACTGGTGCCGATCCCGTTGCGGTTGCGTTAAGTTTAATCTTTGAGCCGGCTGATCCTGCATTGTGACCATTAGCTGAGTTAATTGCTGATGACAACTGTGTCATTGCGTAGTATCTGGAGGCGCCGGCGGCTGCGTTTTCAATAAAGTTAAACGATACGTTCCCGTTATCGAGAGCGCCGGCGGTAGAGCCTGATTTTGCTACGTAAGTTTTACTTGTCCCATCGGTGCTTACGATTGTGAATATTGATGCAGTGGTTGCGGCAACATTACCCATAGATGTAAAGTCAATGGAGCCTGTTGCGACTGTTTCGCCGGTATTCGTGAAGAGGAACATTCCAAAGGCGCCGGCGTTTGTGTTGTTTCCAACACCTCCAGCTTGCACGGTGGGGGCAGAGCCAGAAGCCTTCCAGCCTGCGGCAGCATCACCGCCGGCGGCCGAACCTACAGATGTCTGTTGTCCGAGAAGTCGAATGTAGGTAAGAGGCGCTACATTTGAGTTCAGGAACGCTTTTGCGGCATATGTGCCGTACATTGGGGATTGAAGGTTTCCGGCGCGGTAAATATCGCCGCCGCCGAAGCCGGGTACGGTATCTCCGAAAGCGTTTACAAAATCAGAGTAGGACTCGATTTTTACAGGCTCCATTGCCTTGCCCTTTCTAGAGCGGCCGATTACGACGGGTCCAATTGCATCTGGCGATTGCGGAATAAACGAGTTATCAATCTCATTGATGAATACTCCGGGAGATACGAACTTAAAGTTTTTAACTGACATCTTTACTATATCCTCTTAGTGTTATAATTTCGAAAAATCATAGGTTAATCATCAATAAATAGTTAACGCATTTTCAAAAGTCTTCAACGTATTAAAGAAAATGAGTGCACTTCAGGAACTAATCTTCGATGAAGCCGGGATCGCCGGGCATCGGTATAGACTCCCTAGGAAATGTCACCTCTACTGCGTTTTCTTCGATCTTAACAATTTTACGATCGTCGTTGTTGCCTTCGCCGATAAGATAGCCAAGTACGCGGATGCTGATTTCTGTCGCAAACATGCGAATATCTTCGTTCAAAGCAGCGACATTATTAGTGTGTGTAAAGTTTTGATCTATAAACGCTTCGTATAAGTGCCCGTTGCGTCTCATTACAAAAGAGTTAATTTGTCCTGTTCTTCCAATAAAGGGCGCTACAAGATCATTCATTTGTTGTTGGTATTCTGATTTGATCATGATCTTATAATTCACATCCACATATATTGGGATGGGAATGGAGAGTGTTTGGATCACGATCTTTTTGTTAACACGTGGGTAATATTTTTGAAAACTGGTAGCTTTTGGAAGCTGTCTCATTGCCTCGGCAGCCGCAAAATTACGTGTTTTGTCTTGAACGATTCGGCGTGCGATCACAATTCTTCCTGTTCTACCGTCTCTGTCGTTGGAATATGTCTGAGCCTGATAAGCTCCCTTATGTTCCGGATTCTTAACGAGTCCGGTGCGCTCAATACTTATAAGGGGTAATTTTAGCGAACCCTGCTGATCTCGAAGTTCTTTAGAGTTTTTCACTTGGTATGCTCGTTCTGGTGCCTGCCATAGCACGGGAACAGTGATCCTACCCTCATTGGTGCGCGCAGTTAGTGCCAGATCTTCCTTAACCCATGATGTAAGGGAATAATCAATATTCTCCAAAGTAGAAGCAAGCATTCCAATTTCTTGGAGAGTGGCTGAGCCAGTGTGGGCAACGTCCGGCAGCATTGCAAAATCAAAATTATCAGGAAGCATCGAATAACCCCTTTCTGGCGCGCTTGCAGATTGCTGTAATTTCAAACGTGTGGTTGACTTGTCCGAACAACTTTCTTGGCTCCGATAACTTAACTATCTCGTAATATGTTTTACCATATAAAATAAAGTCACCCTCACGGACATATAAATCTTGATCTTCGGTGAGTCGTCGACGATGAAAGTTAACGGTGATTACTGAATCTGCATCGATGCCCATTCCTTCCATATAACTTGTTGCTTCTTCGTCAAATTTAATTAAAGCGTATACGCGAATAGGAGAAAGGTAGGTTTTCTCGACTGCTTCTCCATACATGTCATGAAAATTAGTACGATCCATATCAATTGGATAATAGAGGATTGCCTGCCCAATGACATTCTCAACCAACTCATCGTTGACTTGCTTTACAAGATCTCGTTCTTTTTTACCTAAGAAGAGCGGTGGTGGCGGCTGTTCTGGTCTTTTCCATTCATTTCCCATCTAAATTACCCCACGAATATTGGCACAGGAGAAAATACAAACGTTTTAGCCGTTGAGTCTGCCTTCTGTGCAGATATCTTAACCAGTTCGTGATATTCCATCCCCTGAAGCATTTCTTTAAGTTTATCTCTCAGATCTTGTTGTTCTGCTTTTGCTTGAGTTAGCAACTCGCTATGATTTAAGGTGACAGTATCGCCGGGAATTGGAATAGTAGTAAATTTTCCACGGATTTGCCCAAGCATCTCTTTGCACAGTGCAAGAGCGTATTTGCGGATCCACTGTTTACCAATCGAGTTGATACTATTATAGGGCAAATTGTCATAGGGCAGCGTATTCATGTTGTTAATTCCGCGAACCCCATCGTCATATCCGGCTTCATCGGCGGTTGCATCTTGCTTAATATAAAAATTGAACCAAACTTCATTATTTTCATAAGGAAAGTTCATCGGATTGGGAAACAATCTCAACTTATTGTTCTTTAACTCATAGGAATAGTGCGATGTTCGTGTATAGATAGAATCTTCATACATAATCGCCTGTAATTTATTCTGCCACGTTGGAATTAACTCAAACGTCGAATCGTCTGCAAACTGTCCGTAGGTGCTCAGGTTGCCCACCACACCAATGCCTCCATAATACCCGTAGAAACGCCACATAGCGCGTGGCGTCTTGAAAAACACCTTCGTTACGAAGATTCTCTTAGAACCCACAGAGCCCGAAAAGGGCACCGAATTTCCTGACTCATCTGTGCCCGTGCTCGATGCCGCTTCAATAATAGACTGCAAATCATAGTCTTGAGTGTTCTCATCTGGCGTAAAAGATCCTGAGTATATTGTAGTGGTGCCACCAAAGCCTGATTTGGTTGACAGTCCATCTCCCACACGCTGAGCATATGATACCTGAAACCTCGGGAATCTTAGATTCGAGCCTGTCGGGCCCGTTAATAGCTCACCCTTGTGGTTAAACGTACCGGTAACATCGCCCAGTGAATCACCAAGCGCATTCTTGCTTTGGTGCAGATTAATAATATAAGAATATTCTAATACCGCTTCTTCATAAGCCGAATATACGTTTGCGGGCGTTAATTCAATGTCAACGACGTCGCCACCAAGTTTCTTGTAAACGTAATTAACTTGCAGCGAGGCGCCGCTTAAGAAATCAACAGATCCGGTATAAATACCAAACGGAACAGCAGTTCCCACATTGGCTGCGGAGCCTGTGGATGTGAGTATGACGGCGCTTGTTGTTGATTTTGGGCTAAGATTAGTTGGCATTAAAGAAATTCCCTCTCCCATTAAATAGTAAAGAGCGCTGCAAAACTCAATGCATGAAAACGTTTATTTTATGCAGTTGCGTTATTGGTTTTCTTTTTGGTTGTTTTGCGTCGTCGTGTTGACGTTTTTTTGGCTGTTTTGGGAGCCGCTTTCTTTGGAGCCTTCAGTTTTGTCTTCTTCGGGGTAATTGTAGCGGCTTTAGCCTCTATGGTTTCTGAAACTGTCGCTGCAGGCGCTGGTGTGGCTTTGGGCGCCATTATTGGGGTAGCAGGCGTAGTGGTAGGTTCTGGCGCCAGCTTAACAGGCTCAGGGGTGCTCAGGACTACTTCCTCCACTGGTGCGGTTGTTGTCGCGGTGTTTCTGCTGTTTAACATTCTCATTCGAGGGTGTTGGCTGTGCTTTTTAGCAAACTTCTTAGTTGCTGACAGCATTCTTCTTTTCTTTCCCATTTGGAACTCCTATGTGTTTAGTTCAACAGTAAATAGTAATCGCGGGTGCAAAAATCTCAAAAAATTGCGGGCGGTATTTTTGGGGGGATCGACATTTTCAAGAAAAACCCCCCAATCCAAAAGGAGAGGGGGGGAAATAAAGTTATATTTTTCTAAAAACAGTCTATGCGATCACATCAAGCCTGCATTACCACAGTTGCTGCCGGAGCAGTACCGGTGGTGTGGAGCACTGCGCTAACGAGCCAGTAGCCGTCTTCAACACAAACCATGTCGATGACATCGCCCGAGCCGCCGCCTAGGGTGTTCCCGGATGAATGAAGTCTTAGTTCAGTAAAATTGCTTGTGTCTTTGTCCTCGGTTTGTGTGTCGGTTTTATCTGCCGTTGTAGAAGTAACCGTCACCTTTCCAAAAACCTCGTCTGAACCAGCACAAGTAATGTGGTGATTCTTAGCAAACCCTTCAGCAATGACAAACTTGAAGTTCAAGCCAACTTTAGCGGCCGGAAGTGTAATGTCATGATTCGATGTACTGTGTGTCCAGTAAATAGTTGCGCCGGAATCATCAGCGGTTAAAGTGGTAGCGGAAGACACCGCTTTAATTTGATCGTTTCGTGTCTTAAGTTGATTTTGATTTTCGTTAATCAGGCTACGAATTCGTGCCCAACCTACTCTTTTGGTTCCCATAATATATTTCTCCTTATATAAATATTAATTAGGTCAATTAACGAAGAGATTTCTCTCCTCGCATATAAGTAGCTCTTAGATACAGGAAAGCCCCCGTTAAAAACGGAGGCTTTACACTGTGCATTACGTTTCTAGTGTTTAGCTAGTTGCGCCGGCTTGACCGATAATGCCCTGAACCACAACCAATCCGTACATATCTGGACGAACCATCTTCTTGGCGTAGCGAGTCATCACACCCTTGCGAGGCACGAAGTCTTCGACACCGAAGATTGTTGGTGTAGTCTGCAGTGGTACGTATGGTGCGTACACGTATCCGCTTTCAAGGAAAGAGGAACCGCGACGTCCAACGAGAACCACGTTGCGCAGGAAGTAAGGATCAACGATAACGTCGAACTTCTTACTCATCGAACCCACCTTAACAGCACCAACGGAACCAACCTCGTCATCATGTGTGACGGAGGCACGGAATCCAGCGGTGAACTCAAGGATGTTGGCAACTTCTGGTCCACAGACGATGAAGTTGGCACCACCACGAAGAGTCTTGCGGTGAATTTGAGCAGATACATCATTGATGGTTTCTGCAAGAGTCTCATACCACTCAGACACGGTACCAGTGAAGTCGGGAGCCGCAGAGCTAGCGCCGATTTCAGCACCAGTTGTACGGTTCACGAAGAGACCGGGGGAACGTGACCAGTAGTAAGTACTAGCAGTTGCACCATTGACGAGATCCGCAAGGATCTCACGATCGATTTCAAGAGCGATTTGCTCCGAAAGGATACTTGTCAACTCAACCTCTGCATCAAGGTTGTGGTAGGCGTTAAGATCTTGCCCTAACTCCGGAGTCCACTTAGCCTTGAGCTTCTTGGTTTGAGCGGTGACAGCCACTGAATCGACTTTGATGTCGATCTCTGGGATGTCAGCATTTCCTTCCAAGCCCCACACTTCTTGACCGGTAACAGCACCGACAGCACCGCCAGCAGCGATATCATCGATAATTGGGAAACTTGCAGTAAGTCTACCAGCAGTGGTGGCAACTGAAGTTGTGTCAACAGTAGTAGTGAAGTACAGTGAAAGAGTACCACTATCACGATCAACGCCCTCTGTAGCCTGAGTCAAGCGACGTAACTGAGCAGTGTCAGCCGACGTAAGAGTGAGACTAGTCATTGAGTTGATAGAGCCGATCGAAGCGGAAACAGCACCCAAGTTGAGATAATCAATTTGAGTTCCATCGCCGGTTGCAGCGCTATTAACCTGCTCTTTCTCAAGAACAAGACGAAGCACGTATACAGCAGTAGAAGAACCACTGAGAGATTCAAGATCCGGATCGTATTGGATCAACTTCTTCTGAGCGGCTGTTTCGTTACCGACAAGCCAACCAGAAGCAGTAATCTGAGAACTCGAAACTGCGCAAGAGCCACTTGGGGATGCATATGCATAACCACGGGCGCCTACGGTACGAGGACCAGAAAGATCCTGTCCCTTAGAGCCGACAAGATCCAATCCGCCGGTAAGAGCAGAACCAACCTTATCACCACCATAGATGGACTGGTTAGGTTCGTTACCAAATCTACCAGTCTGAGTTCCGCTAGCTCCGATGTTCGGTGAGAACACGAAGTCGAGGAAGAAAATCAGACCCGAGGGTAAGCTCATGGGCTGAACAGAGACAAGATCGTTTGCGATCAAGCCTGCGAATACACGACGTACGATGGGGAACGCGACGGCTGCAAAGCCCTCAACATCACCAGCGCTCATGCTGCTGCTCTCGCGAAGCAGTTCTTTTGCTTGGTTTTCAAGCAAGCGAGCCATGGCAGTTCTTGAACGATCCTTGGTAAGACCCTCCAACAAACCAGTCTTCTCCCATTTAGAAAGAAGAGCTGAGCCTTCGGCGCGCATATCACGATTGACAACTCCTTCGGTCAATCTTTCGATAATACTAGACATTTTAAATCACCTCCTTTTTTTTATAAATTATGATTATTTTATTCCAGCTAGTCTTTTCATCCTATCCTGTAACGGATCGGATGAAGGCTTCTCTTCACGAGAAGCCCTTAGAACAGTAGAACGACGACCAATTGCTTCGCTCAGTGATTGTGGACTTCTCTTAGGGGCAGCCTCCACTGTGCTTTGAAGCGTATCATATATCGTACGTGCTTCTGCTACTGAACCGGCGCCAGAAATAGCTTCGACAATTTTATCTTTTTGTCGCTCATTCAAGGAGGCATTTCTCAATACTCGGTTCGTATAAAGCAAGCGAGCGTTAGAAAGGTTTACATCATGTAAACTCTCCTTCAACTCTACTGTTGCTTGCTTATATTTATTGTTGTGCTCGGTGAGTTGGTTATTTTCAAATACCAACTCTTCGTGAGCTTTCTTCAAATCTTTTAATTCTTCATCGACATCTGTGCTACGTCGGTGGGCGAGAGCTTTCTCAATCTCCCATCGCATGCTTTCAGATGAGCGTCCCGCCCATCCCGAAAGAGTAGCACCCATGTCTACGGTAAGTCTTTCCATCACCGCGTCTACAAGGGAACCCATGTCTGTGTTTTTAGCTTCGGGATCTTCATCTTCGCCTTCAGCCAAGTCGCCGTCATCAGAGTCTTTAAATTCATCATCCTCAGCTTTCGTTTGCTGTGCTGCGGCAATGCCGGCGCTGGGCGCGGTAGTAACTGTTGCTGCCTCTTCAAGCTCTTCCTTGGTGGCGGCGCCTAGCGTTTCTGCTACCATCGCAGCAATGTTCTCTTCAGAGATGTCATATTCCTCTTCTTCTTGCAGTGCTGCTGTCAATTCGTCGACGCTCTCTTGAAGGGCGCCAAGGTTGATGTTAAGTTCCACATCTTGTCCGTCTGCTGGGAATGAGCCCAAATTTTTGCCATCGAGATCCGCGAAGCCGTTGGTGGCTCCCAGCGGAATATCATCTTCCGAAATCTCTTCGGCTGGCTCTTCTGTCTCTGCCATGGGATCGAGCGGCTCTTCCATTGGTGGCATGGCGGCTTCTTCGCCTCCAACGGGTACCTCTGAATCTGGGCCCATATCGGCATCGAGATCCACAGGTGGGGGTGCTTCGGGCTGCTCTAGCAATTTCTCCAAGGTATCTCTCACTTCTGTGGAATATTTCTCAATTACAATCGTTTCGGCGTTTTTTAACGCAGCATCTCTCAATGCTTTTGCATCGACTATGGCTTCACTAAGCAAATTAGACATGTAGTATCTCCTGAATCACAACATATTTCAAAAATAAATAGTATTATAGTAGATGAAAACCCATTTTTTTAATACGGCTTAAAGTTCTCTATCGTCGTATTCCCAAACGCATGTCATATTTACCTCGCCGGGGTTCAATCTAAAATCGAACGATACGCCAACAATTTGACTTGATGTAAAGTGCGAAGTTCCGGTAAAGTTAAAAGTGTATGTAGTATTTGCGCTAGCCATCGATGCGGTTACGTGTTCTACTACCGAGCCGCCGACGTTGAAGTCTTCGGTACCGTCATTCCCTACCCACAAACTCGCAGTAGCATGCCCATTTTGAGTATTATGAGTGCGGACCATTAATTTCTTAAGAGATCCCGGATAAGGCGCAATAAATTGGTTCTTTTCTGTCGGATTGGTAGCGTCATCTGTATTTCCGTAGCCGAACGGTATGAATGTTTCGCCGTTACCTCCATATGCAAAATAATGAGTTGTCATTTCTATTCTCTTGGCCGCTCTCAGCGATCCACTGACTGTAAGATCTCCGGAGATTGCTGCCGATCCAGTCACAGAAAGCGTGTGGGTTGGGACTGCAGTGCCGACACCGAGTCTGTTGTTGCTGTCATCGTACACAAGCTCGGCTTCTCCGCCAAAAGAGCCACCATTATTGTACTGGACTTGCCCATCAGCGCCTCCGGGTGTTCCGCCTCCCCCACCGCCGGTTATCTGAACACCATCTACCCAAAAAGATGAAGCCGAAACGGGGAGCGAACTTGAAACGTGAATAGCATCTATAACTGTATGTTCGGTGTATAGCGCGGATCCTGTGATGCCGCTCGAAGCGGAAAGCTGATTTCCTACAACAACGTTGCCACTGCCTGATATAACAAAAGCAGGACTCTTAGTGTTGCTTTTGGCTGACATAAGGACATCGGCGTCGGATCCCGTAATATTAAATTTAGCATCTAAATGGACACCACCTACTGTAACTTTTCCGGATCCGGTTACTGCAAAAATAGTCTCATAGAGATCACTCCCTATCAGACATAATACTTGCGATTCCGTTCCGCTAACGTGCAGTTTGTGAGGTGTATCAACGTTGGTGCCGATCTGGAGACTGCCAGTCACGTTTATTATGCTGTTAGCTCCCTTTACAGTCAGCTTGGTTCCATCAAAAGCAAGATCAGCCTCGCCTTGTACAGTCGTGGCGTCCACCGAAGTTATGATCCTGTTATCTCCGGAGGTGTTATAAGTAGAGATGGCAGCCGAGGGTAGTCCCGTCAATGCGGAACCATCGCCAGCAAAAGATACCGCGGCTACAGAACCTGAACACTTAATCTGATCAGCCGATAGTACACCCGAACCCGACATGTCGCCCACAACTGCAAGTGTCGTGCCATCGAAAGTGAGATTGGCTTCACCCTGAACCGTTGTCGAATTTACCGATGTAATGACTCTATTGTCAGTTGAATTATTATAAGTCGTAATAGCTGCTGATGGCAATCCTGTGAGATTTGCTCCGCTTCCATAGAAAGCAGAACCAGATATGTTGCCAGAGCCAGAAATAGAGCCCGTTATCGCTAACGTGGTGCCGTCATAAGTCAGAGTAGCGAGCCCCTGTGCAGTATTAGCGTCACTCCATGTGGCTATTTGATTCGCAACAGGCGTGCCGGTAGCGTCCACCAGCGTACTTCCCCACACGCGGGAATCAATCTCATCTGTCACAAGTGTAGTTCCATTGTAGACTACTACCGTGTTATCTGTACCGGCTGCAACATTGGGAATATTGACGGTTGCCGCATTAATGGTGACTGAATCGGCGCCGGCATCGCCGAGCGTAGTATTTCCAGTAGAAGAAATTCCGGCGGCGGTAAGCGTCGTTCCATTAAATGTTAAATTAGCGGAGCCTGCAAAGCTGCCTCCATTATTATATTGCACCTGTGTACTGGAGCCGCCGGGAGTTCCTCCGCCACTTACTTGAACCCCGTCTACCCAAAAGGAAGATGCTGAAATAGGCATTGACGAAGACAACAATACTGATGCGGTGATCGAAGTCGTCGAGATTACCATGTTGTTGGCGCCGCCGGCTCTTAATGTGATAGAGTCATTTTCAAAATCTATCTGAGTATCCTCTGGATCGTTCTCGTATCTTATGTCGCCCGACATTTGACTGCCTGTCGTACTGTTATATGCCATTTACTATTTCTCCGTTTATATTAAGTAGAATTCAACTGCCGTTACTGCCGATAATCCACCAGTTTTCACCATCGCATTGTAGAGTCCGGCTTGAGTAGTTCATCTTAACTGTGATCTCGTTGCTAATCTCTACTCTGCCGTCTTCACAAGTTATCTTAAGAGTGTTAGATGCTAGCTTATACTTATTGGCGTCAATTTTTTTAACTACAAGAAGTCTTCCCTCATTATTGCAAGGCGTTGGCAACTCTATATTGACTGAATTCTTAGATGTATCGCAAACAATCGTGTAGTCTTCGGGATCAACTGCATAGTTTTTGTCAGTCGTCTTGGTTATGTTTTTATATACAGCACCATTACACCGTAATGCGATCGCAGTTGAAATTTCGTGAGCCTTTACTTTCCCAGATATCTCCATTGTATTGTGTTTGTCATCAAACATTAGATTAGGAGATGCAGCAAATCCTGCGGCGCCTCTAAATTGAATTTGGTGTTTTTCGCCGGCGGCTTGGGGCATCTTAAGGCGAATATAATTATCATATAGATTTTGTAGTGTGGTGCTGGTTGTCTTGTTCCGCGATATGTCCGCCACCATTAAAACATCTTGATCACTTAAATTCTGGCCGCCTGTATTGATTGGAGGGGTGAGTGCTGGATTTATAAGCAACTTATTAGACTTAAGGGCGAGTCCACTATTTGGCTGCAGAGCTAGCGATAGGGAGCCGTCCTCTACTTGAATGCCGTGCGAAGCTTTTATCTGAAGGGATCCTCGGACATTGTGCAATCCTGCGCCATGATTTATATACTTGGCACTTATTTCAGCGTCGAACTGGTCGGGCGGAATATTAGTTAGCCCAGCGGCGGATCCTCTAAGAGTTTTGGCGACAAGATTATAGGTTGTTAATGTGTCTCCATTAAATCTTAATTTTCGATTTGTGGCAGCTTCGCCGTTGCCATCCCATACCATTACGCCGCCGACGGTTTGACTTTTAACTTTTTGGACTGCGATGTCTTTTATCGTTGCGCAGGGGCTTTGTGCGTCAGTGTCGTAAAAAACACTAGCACTGATTGCGTTTTTAAATATTTTAACGCCTCCGATCTCTTGATTCGCGTGTTGATCGACGGAGCCGTCTACTTTGCCTTTTAAAACGTTATATGCCATTTTTTATCCTCGTCACCAATAAATAGATAATTTCTGCTTATTAAGCACATAAAAAAAAGGATGCCCCCACAGGGAGGGCATCCAAAAGAATCCAATATAAAATATCGGAAAGAATGATTAAGCGAGTCGCCAATCAGCAGTATTGCCAGCAGTAGCAGCAATAAGGGTTACTGCGCCATAGTTGGAGCGCATCGAGATTGTTGCGAGACCGTCAATTGTTTGACTACTGTGACCGCGGTTAATGATAATCTCTTTACCAGCGGCGATTGTATGTGCCTTGATAACACAAATATCACCTGCAGTCGGAGACGCAGGAAGCGTAACCGTAGCATCAGCGACAAGAGCCGCAAAGTAGTTGAGACCAACAGCAACAGTTCCACCGTTTGCAATAGCAGCGCGAGACATACTGTCACCACCGGTGGTATCTACAGAGAACACACCGTTGGTAGCGGTAATACCGGCACCAGCCATGCGCGAAGCAACTTCAGTGAAAGTTGACTTTACACTACCAGACGCATTAGACAGAATTGCAAATGAATCGGAGGCAGGGGTGACGTTGGCGTACGCGGCTAGCCCGTTAAGGTCGAGAGACAATGCAACACCAGAAGCAGCGATACCAGCTCCACCAGCGAGAACGCCAGCAAAAGCATCAAGAGTTGCTTTCTTTGGAATGTCAGTATCATCAGCGTCAGCGAAGACTAATGAATCACCAGTAGCAGGAGTCACAGCAGCGCAACTGCTTGGATCGAAGAGAAGCTTACCACCACTTGATGCCAAGCCGGGCTCCGAAGCAACTAAGGCTGCAGCATAAAGCGCGTTCGTCGTCTTCTTCATGAGACCATCGGCATCAAGGAAGAACATAGAATCGGAAGCTACAGCGATAGCCTCCACAGCAACACCAGGAAGCGCAACAGTACCCTTAAGGCTAGTCGCACCTTCAACACCTAGGGTGCTAGAGGCAGTAACTGCTTGAAGAGATGACAGACCCGACACAGTCGCGACGGAAGCTGTCAGCGCGCCACTGTTACTGATACCGTAGGATGTTCCTACGTTCATAGAGTGGAACTTACCAGTACCGGCGGAGCTAAAGCCCCATGCATCTGCACCACCGGTGCGAACAGCGGTAGAACCAGTGAGCGTGGTACCAGAGACATTACCTGTCGAGGTAACAGCACCGCAACCAACAGTTCCTAAGCCAGTAACGTTTCCGCTAGTGTCAAAGGTGTAGTTACCATCGGAGAAAGTACCGTCAATCGTAAGGTTACGAATTGTGCCGATATCCTTATCAGCACTCACGACAAGTGCCTTAGAAGCTGCAGCAGTACCAGCGGTAACACCGTCGATAAAGCCAAGCTCGGTGGCGTTGATTACAACAGCGTCAAGAGTGAAGCTGGTGTCACATGCCAAGGTTCCGCCGATGTTCAGCGAACCCATGGTGGAAGCACCGGTTGAGGTGATAGCGCCACAACCAACAGTGCCGAGAGTGGCAATGTTTTTAGAACCGTCGAGAACGACAGCCTTGTTAACAGCAGCAGTACCGTTGGTAATGCCGTCAAGCTTCTCCATATCTACTTCATTCAAATCAGCAGAGCCGATGATGAAAGATGAGCCAGCGGTAATAGAACCGGTGGCGGCGATAGTGGAGCCGAAAGATGCGGCGCCGACGTTGATAAGAGTACCAGAGCCGGAAATATTACCGCTTGATGAGTCTACCGTGAATGAACTCACGCCAGATGCGTTCATGATATCCATAGAACCTGAACGTTTGAGGGAGCCGCTTAAGCTAGCGGGCCCCACTTGAAATTTATAAGCCATTTTATAAAACCCTCCATATTAATTAAGTTTTTTTTATGGTAATCTGAATAAGACGTACTTATCCAGATTTGAGCCGAGTCATGAGACTCCGCTCGTCTTTTAAGTAGTGTGAGACTGCAGAGAACAGCGTCAGTAAATAAAGTATTTATCGGCGCCGTTACAATAAAGCTGGATTGCCGCATAAGGAGATCTCAAAAGTACCGAATTTAGTCCATCAATAACATCGCTGCCAGCACACTGTACTTCGATTTCGTGAGTATTAGCTGCTCCTCCCTCGTCCTTTATTACGAAGGTTTGCCCATTTGTGCAGGCATCCGCAGAGGGCAGTGTGAGTGTTACCGAAGATGTTAAAGTGTTTGTTTGAACACACACAATATAATCCATTTTCGTGATCGTATAATCCCACGATACAACGCGCCTCTTGTAAGCAATGCCGCCGGCAAACAACATTTGCTTGGCATTTATTTGAAATACCAAATCGTTTGCCATGGCGATCCCTTTATCGCGGAACCTCATGAAGCCTACCTGAAATCCCCGGTTGGTACTGCCGGATCCAAAGCGGAGGTTGTTATCTTGTACACTAATCTTATCAGAGCCCATATAAATAGAACTACTCGAAACGTATAGAGCGCCCCACGGCTTAGCAGAAGATCCCAAATTCTTAGTATTCCCCACCGCAGGAAGAAAATCCCCATCCAATTCCATGGCTCCGCTAGCGAAAATGCTTCCCGTAATCTTTAATGTATCATTCACATACATCATGCGAGCAGAGCCGCTAATAGAGCCACCAGTCGTGTGGAATTGAAGGGAGCCGCTGGGTCCCTGTCCATCCGCAGAGCCTCCACTGCTAGCGGTTATATTGGTGAGATGCCTGCCGTCACCATATAAGAAGGAAGCTGACATTCCAATGCTGGCAGTGAGGTGTCCTGTGATATTGAGAGTGGTGCCGTCGAATAACAGGTTTGACTCGCACGTTAATGTGTTGGCATCTCCACCTACATTTGTTAAGATAGAGTTGTTGGTAGCGTTGGAAACACGTGGAATGTTTATTATGCTTGCGCCGTCGGAAGTGCTCAGGTTACCCGAAACAATGTTGGCAACGATCGAGTCAACTGCAGGCAAATAGTTTTGCGCTGCAATGATGGTGCCAGATATAGCATTATACGCCATGGGGTGTCTCCTTTATTAATTAGAAGACAAACCAATTGGCGCCATTAGAATACAAACTAATTGCAGGATTTGAACCCGTTAAGATATAGAAACTGCTGTTGTCGATGTTGTAGCCAGCCGAAGCAGTCAAGCGAATATTTGTTCCTCCGCGACCAACGACTTCGTCCTTAATAATCAAAATGGCGCCGGATCCATATGTAGATGCGGCGGGGATATTAATTTCAACGTTGTTATTGAGACTCACTCCTAAAATATAACTTGGGACGCTAGCGGTAGCTTTAGCGGTACCTACAGCAGTATACATTCCGCGGAAGCCTCTCACGCTAACTGTCTCAGTTGTATTATCGGCTCTCAGTATTACATTGCCCGCAACCTTGGCAACTTCTAAGCTGCCTGTGCGGATGTGTCTGTCGTCGTTGGAGTTACCAAAGTAGGTAGAACCAGTAGAATCGATAACAGTTACGTTATCAATGTGATAGTGACTTGCAGAGATCGTCCCACTCACTACCAGCGTGCCAGTTAAGACAAGGCTATTGGCTGCATACGAAGAACCATACGCTGCGGTATGATACATAAAGTTCAAAGTGCCGGAAGTATTTCCAGCACCCGTTAAAAACTGAACCGATCCAGTCGGTCCATATGCACCACCGTCATCGGAACCGGTGCAGCTTACATATGCCCAGCCAAACTTCGCCATCGATTATCCAACCCCGGCTGAGCCTGAGAAACTTGGACCGTCTGATGTTGCAATCTTTCCGGGCTTGATTGAAGTTAAGCCAGCAATTACATCAACTTTCGCTGAACCCGAAAGCCAGAGTTCAGAAACTTTAAGCTCAAGGCGTACGCTGCCCGGGCCTCCGGCGTTGGAAAACTGCTTGCCGACTTCAAAATAGTTACTATTATGAGTGACTCCGCGTTGTGAAAATCCGACTTTTAAATTGTCATTCAGATCCCAATTGTTGATAACCACCCATCTGGTAACAGAGGGGAATGTGATCTTAGTGGCGGTTTGAACATCTATAGAGCCCGTTGCCCATGGAATGCCGCTCACTTGATAAGCGGGTACGTGGTTCATCCCTACCGGAATTGCCCATGAGGGTGTAAAGTTTGTATCTGCCATTTAAAAATCTCCGTAAATTTTATTGTTCAAGATAAATAGTCATCTATTTTTTCTAGTGCGCCTTTCTTCTGCTCTTTGTTTTTTTAATTCGTCTCTTTTGCGACGGCGCTCGGCTTTGGCGCGCTCTTCTCTTTTGCGAATAGAAGGCTTTTTGTAGTATCTTCTATCCTTAGCTTCTTCTACTATTCTCTCTTTCTTTGTCTTCTTAATAAATCTTCGAATCATGCGCTCGTGGTTGCCGCGGCATTCTTTTGAGGTTACTAAAACGTTTGCTTTCGTTCGGGGCATCTTTATTTCAATGCCTCCCACAAGCGTCCGGCATTGCCCACAATGGAACTAATATCGACTCCGGCGTCCCTAGGATCACCTAAATCAACTGAGCCGGGTTTTGCTTCTGCTGCCTCATAACCACTCATGGGCTGTGTATTTTCAAATAAATTAACGCCGTTATATGAGTCGTTACCGATTGCATCCATTAATCTCTTCCTTTTTTCAAGTGCCGCCGCATTGTTCGTTGGTGCGGGGGTGCTTCGTTTAGGCTCTTGCTTGGGCGCGTGCGATTCTACCACCATGTTGGTATTCGCCATTCCTCGCGCAACTTCCGAAACTATATTTGATAATACGCCTTCTTCGAGCAAAACTTCGTTAATGCATTCCTTAACCAAGGGTTTGATAATTCTTTTTAAATCATCCTTCTTCATCTAAAACCTCATTTAGTAATCTGTTAAGACGATCTGCACGCGTGTGCACAACCGAATTGTTTAAGTCTTTAGCTTCGCGCATCATGAAGGCGCCGGGAGTAGAGGGTTCCGATACCATATCGAAACATATCAGTTGGAAATCATCTTCTACGATTGTTTGCCCGTTAGCCTCCGACACTGATCCCATGCCGCGAGAGGATACGCCAACTGTCACGCCGCCGTTGACTAATTCTTGTAGAATTTTGCCGGAAGGGGTGTCTAAAACTTTGATCTTGCCCATTACATTTTTGTCTTCCATCCATATCGCCGTTACCGAATGAGAAACATTTCTTAAGTTGATAACCGAGTCATCAGGATGATCAAGTTCTCCCAGCGCTCGGTTTTCTTTTACGAGCTTTTGGTAAAGCTTAATCTCTCGTACCATTGTTTCATGCATATACATTCTACCGTTTCCGTTCTTCGTCTCTGTCATCTGCATGATGCCCGACAGAATCATGCCGCCGGCAGCGACATAACGTTTTTCTTCTTCAGTGAGGAGATCTTGACAGATTCCTCCCTCACATAAAGCATGGTACTCTCTTAGTAGCTGTTTAGCCATTCTATTCTGCTTCCTGATGCTCGCGGTATCCTTGCTGGATGCTGCCAACTGAACCTTTGACATTGCCGCTTGATTTGTATCTCTTTGCAATATCCGCTAAAGCCTTGATTGTATCATACAACTCTTGATCCTTGCTAGCCCCTGAGAGTAATCCCATCTTTTTAGCGTTGGCTTGAATCGTCTCCAGCGGGCCCATAAGGGCGGCGTACATCTGTTTAGCTTGGCCGGCGGCCGCCATGTCCTGGGCGCCGATAGCACCAGCGACTTTGGACTGGAGTGCGCCTTGCGCCTTGCGCGCATATCTGCCGGCGCCTCGTGCCATTCGAGCGAGAACGTTCTCGTCGATATCGCCTGAGTCAATCATCGCCTGAATTTCTTCGTCGATAAGATTTTTAATTTCTGATTCTGTTATTTTCATTTTAGCTAACTCCCTTTGCAGCAATGTCTAACTGGCTGGAGCATCCATTTATTTGTCCAAATATTTGTGTTCATATTTAATCCCTTCGTCTCCAAAAACCATGTTTAAAATATACGATGTTCCCGAGGACAACCAACCTAGTAAAAAGAAATTGGCTACAGAAACGTCAAAATTAAATAGTTCTGTAAACGGGGAAAGTAGCATTAAAAACCAACCTACATGAAATCCTATGCACATTGGACATTTAAATAAATCTCCAAGCCTTCCTTTCGTTGGTCGTACTTTGTTAAATATCTTCCCATACACCACTACCTGCGTAAGCCCATAGGCGGCAAGTATAAATGTTAATAATTCCATGTTTCCTCTATTAAAATGTATACATGTAGTCCAGAGCGTAAGGATCTCTGATGTATCTGTTGGAGATCGAGCCCTGATCGGTTGATTGCGGTACTTCACCCAGTTCTGTTGAGTCTGTTTTATCTGGGTGTACCAGTTCTCCATCTTCCATAGAAATGATAGCTTCCGTATTTTCAAAATATGGACGCTCTTCTTCTATGAATTGAGAAATATTAATAAGTGCTAGCTTTGGACCACTGATATCTGGGGTGGATGACTCTTGAATTGTTGCTTCGAGCGCTCCATAAAATGAGCCGGCTTGAACAGACTCTGGGGTAAGAATTCCCCTTTTAACTAAGTGTGTCATGAGTCTATTCTGAGCGCCATATACCAAATCCGACATCGACTCTTTGGGAAATGCCACTACTTTTTTTGTTGTGGGCGACAGAACAATGTCAATGTCACCGTGATCAAAAATCATTATATCACCAGCAAGGCTCTTGCGAGCATCCAGATCTAATCTAACTTTTTTCTCATTGGCTTTCTCGCCAACTCTAATTACTACTGCCATCTTCCATGGTTTCCTTGTGGAGTGATTGAATTTTTAACACAGAAAGAATTATATTTTCATTAATCTCTGTTTCCTTAAAGCTGTCTAACTTGTTCAGAACCTGAGATGTTTTTTCCAGCATGTCGGGATCTGCCACAAATTCTTCAAGCGTCTTGGCTGATTCGATGCCCTCTTTTAATCGGGTAATTTCCTCGTTTAAGTAAATTTTAAACTCAAGGGAATTATCTACAAATGATTTTATATAAAGATTCAAAAGAGTTTTTTGTTCTTGCAATAATTCCTTGTCATATTTTTCATTAAATTTCTTAACAAAAGATTCTATCACGATGTCGTCTATGTGCAACACTTCTTCTTGATCTGTTTTTTCAATTAGCATGTTGCCAATAACAAGTTTTTCTAACAAAACCTTGTCTTTGGGAGACGAAGAGAAAGAAAACATTTGATAAATATTAGCTAGCGACTTATAGTTTGGGACAAAATTGCCAAAGACATCAGCTTTAATCTCTTTGTTTATATCATGAATCAGGGAAGTCTGCTCTTTGAATAATATTTCGGGATTTAAAAAGCTCTTTTGAAGGCGAGCCTCTTTAAGAATACTCTTGCAATCATCCTTGTTTTCTACTTGGTTTTCATATAAGGACTGGTAGCACTCTAGATCCTTTCTTAATATTGTTCCGGGCTTAAAGTGCTTTTTAATGACAGAAACAACTTTGCTGCGTCGATCATCGTCTTGTTGTAGGATGGCAGAGGTGCCCTCCCGAATCAGCGCTTCATAAACAAACGCCGTGTTGCGTTTTTTGTTATATCTAGTCTTCATTTTCTTGCTCCGTAATTAGCTTGTCTTTTGTTTCTAAGAGTGATATTAGGCCATGCAGAGAATCGTTGACTTCAAAAAGCATTTCTTCCTCTCTGATATCCTTCAAACTATAAATAGGTGCGTCGGATGGATAATTACTTTCTGGAATACCTTTTGCTAGAGGTATCATGCTTGGAATCTTTGCGATTTCACGGCCCGGGCTTCTAGCTCTGGGGGCTCTCCCTCGCTTCTCCATGTTCGTCAGTCCTTGTATGTGTTTACCAAAGCCGGCATCTTCACGTTTATCGCGATTAGCGGGGAAGTATACTTTTTTGCTGTGGCTTTTCTTTCCGCCATGTAATCTCGGAGAATTTCTACTTCCGGGAGGTACTGCCAGCAATGGGGATTCCTCTCCGCCAACATCACCTGCCGGCATCTCTTCGCCGCCAAGATCACCACCCAAGTCTCCGCCAAGATCGCCGCCCAAGTCTCCACCAAGATCGCCACCCATGTCTCCGCCCAAGCCGGCTTCCCCGGCTGCAGCAGCTTCCGCAACTGCTTGAAGGGCAGCATCCTGCTTGCGATCATAAAACATTTCTCGCTGATTGCGTAAAAATTCTTCGTGAGACATGCCAAAGATATTATCAGATACCCAGCGCCGAGAAAAGAAACCCTCGGTTGCTGAGGCTGCGATGTCAAATTTAGATTTCCAATGTTCTATCTCTTGAAGTTCAGCGATCTTCGAGGGATTGTTTAAGACTGTCTTGAAACTAACCAAGTCATCGCCGCGGAAACCAAGAGTGTAAAGGTGAATAATGCCAATCTTTTCAAGCTCTGCAGAAATAACTCTCTGGAGTCGCTGAATGGTTCTGGAGAATCTTACATCTTTTTGCGCAAGGGTAGTCTTGTCCTCGGCGGCACCATCGCCCATCGCAAGATATGCTTGAGGAATTTTTAGCGCGGAAAAGAGTTTGTCACGCAAGTACTTAACGTCATCAATCGCTGTCGTGTTTGTACCGCCGGCGAGATTGGTAATCTCTGTTGCAGATCCCGGACGTACTGGAATAAAGTAATCTTCTTCGATGCTCATGGGGTTATATCGCAAATCAACTCTGCCACTACTAGGATCTACAACCGAGTGTCTCTTTAATTGAGTAACAATCTTCTCCATATATTGCTCAACGTCTTGAGGAGGAATGGCGCCAATGTCAATTTTAAATACTCTCCTCTCGGACGATCTAATAATTCGATAAGCCATCATTGCATCTTCAACCAAGATAAGCTGACGGAATATTCTTCGACACGGATCTAAGATAGCAGTGCCATAAGGCGCATGTTTATCATTTCCTAAAACTCGGAAGTGTGAAATTTGCCAGTTCTCGAATGTCATGCCGGCAGAGTTCCACTGGTATTGGACATAGTTTGGATTTGTAGCGTCCTTCCCTTCTAATCTTTCTATTTCGGATATTGGCAAAGAGATCACTGACTGCACACCAAACTTATCGTCGATATCCAAGTACAAGAAAAAGTCTCCATACTTGCACATTGTGCGTGCCCAGCCGAAAAGATTATAATCTATATTTAAAATCTTGCTATAAAGGTTTTCTAATACTGCCTTAATCTCTTCATTGGGGCACCTGACGCTCAGCATCGGGCGCAAATCAGAATAAGTCGTCATCTCGTCAGCATAAATATCCAGTGCCGATGCAATCTCAGGAGTGTATTCCATTTGATCAAAATCTACATAGCGCTCGACTCGGCGCTGGTTTTGCATCGCATTGGCTGCAATTGTGTCGAGCGGGTTATAAAGAGACTTCTTAAACTGTTGTCCGGACGCTGACTTAAACCTAGTTGAAAATTTATCTAGATGCTGTCGACGGATCTTTCTACCCGTCTGCGAGCGGTAATTTATAATCGGCCCTGAAAAAAGACGAGTGAGCGCTTTAAAAAGCTGGGACTGGGTATTTCTTGAATTTTTATCTGCCATTTTTATTTTCTCACTTTATAATCCATTTATATTGTTCATATGTATCTCTAGCTTCCTTCATTTTATCAAACATATCATTTTTTTTGTAGCCCTCTTGACCAGGTATTTGTGTATTCATTGTAGTTTTCGAAGTATAGATTGAATTAGCATACGCTTTTTGATAATTTAGCTCGCGAGCATTCACTTGTAGAGCAGTATCGCGAACCCAACATGCAATTGCGAGCGCCATAATTAAATCATCATGGTATCCCTTCATTGCTTGTGGCTTACCGTTCCTCCAAATGAATGTCTTCATCTCGTTGATGGTGCGAGATGAATACACTTTAATTAGTTTGTTTCTGATGAATTCTTCTAGTTTTGCGATGATAAGGGGGCGCGTCTTCATTGATGTGGTAAAGCCGGGGACAGAAGAGTTAGTGTACTCTGCTTGATATTGTTCGATATATTCGTGTGTAGATTTAATTGAATGATATAGATTGGGATATGCATAATCAATAAGCTTATCTAATACCGAATAGCCGATATTGTTGTTTTCGACAACCAGCATACAACCACCGTATTCTCTTCCAACTTGGTTGAGCATCCCCGCATACATATCGAGGGCTGGCTTTCCTTGATATTCTCCAACCACTTCCAGAGTCTCCAATTTTATAATATGAAATGTAGAGTAGTCTGCCCCATCGCCACGTGCAACATCCGATACCATCAAGTAATTGCAACTCGGATCGAACTCTTCCCAGATCCAAAAATTACGATCGAAGCCGGTGCGATGTTTTGGTTCGCACACGTTCGACAGCAGCCAATCCATACATTCTGGGTCGATAACAGTTTCGCCCGAAGTATTGAAGTTGCACTCAAGCTCTTGTGCAATTTGTCGCTTGGACATATTCTTGGTTTCTTTTTTATACCAAGCCTCATCCCTGTCAGGGTGCGCATCCCACATAAGCGTCGTTAAATTAAAATTGTTGGTGCCGGATTCCGCATCATTACATGTTTTATGAAACCAATTCCCCACACCATTTGGTGTAGAGAGCGCAATACAGCGTCCACCAGTAGACAGCGTTGGATACAAACCAGTCCACAGTTCTTCCAATCCCTCAATGTGAGCAGCCTCATCTAGAACCAAGAGAGACAGTGCCTCAGAACGCCCAGCATCCCCAGAAGTAGAAGCAGCCTTAATCGATGAACCATTTGAAAGCTCGAAAGATGTTCTGTTGTCTACCGAAATTGTGGCGATGCTCAGCCAGTCAGGCACGTTTCTCATGATACCTTTAACTTTCTTTACAAGGTTTCCTGCCGTAGCAAACTTGGTTGCCATTACGAGAATTGCTTTATCTCGATGAAATAACATCAGCCATACAATATAGCCGGCAGTAATTGTAGAAATTCCCAATTGGCGTGCTTTTAAAATAACGTTAAAGCGATAGTCGTTAAAGTCTTTTAAGAGTTCATCTTGGAAATCGTATGTATCAAAAAGAATCAGCCCGTGCATCGGGTGAGATATGCGGGCGTATGTGGTGAGGAAGTAAGAAGGATCCTTACCGCACTTTAAGATTTCTTTGACTTTCTGTTTCTTGTCTAATTGGAAACTCATACATCTTCCGACTTCTCTTGAATTGCCCACAATTCTTCTGTTACATCCATCACTAGGTCGCTCAACGCGTCGTTGTCAACATGTAGATCGCCCGATTCTTTTTCGATTGTGTCGATAAGACTTGCTTCCTGCTTAGCGCTTAGTTGCGCCGTTTGTGAGGTATCTGGAAGTCGTTCGCCGCCATCCCACATCTTTTGTGCCAGTTCTCTTGCATAAGGAACTTCGACGTCGGACATGTCGTGGAACGGTGCTTCCTCTGGCGGGCCTTCACCTTTCATGACATCGTATGCCGGTTCAAAATCAGGATAATCATCAAGCCCTTCGTCAACTTCTTCGTCGGGGATATCTCGCTTCCATGGAATTCCTGCCATGCCGTAGCCGCGGTGAAAATCGGATTCCAGAATACGCGCATATACTTCATTTACTAATTGCTCGCGGAAGCCGGCTTGTCCAAATTGACCCTTTCGGCGATCGAACTCCTTACCACCGTACGGCGTGCCGAGTTCTTCTTCTTCGTCGTCTGCCATACCCATCTCAATGCCCGGGATCTGTTCAAATGCCGCCTGAAAGAGCGCCTGAACCGTTTCTGGATCCCTCCCTTGAATCATTTGACTAATGGACGCTAGAACGTCTTCGTCGCTCATGTCTTCCGGCTCTGCCAAAGGGCTGTCAGATGGTCCGGAACGATCTTGGAAACCACTATAATCGCGCTCTGGGGCGTCGTCTGACGGAATATCCATACCAATCGGCATCGTCTGGGCCGCTCTATCGGCATTTGGATCCGCTGGTACCTGGCCAGATTTTACTTTTTTGCTGTGTCCATAATTATCCCCGAGCCAATCAGGTTTGGGCCCTTGCTTCCGGATCCATGCCAACATTTCCTTTTCCTGTTGTGGGCTCAATGCTTCTTCGAGAGCCTCTTCTTTTATGTACTCTTCTAAGATAATCTGTTGCAGTCTTGATTGTGTGACTTTCACTTTACGATTCCTTTTTTCTGGTATCGTTCTCCGGACGTTTTCCGCCTTTGCCATCCCATCCGCCTTGATCCATAAAGCTTTTCCAACTAGCTTCTACCGGGTTTGTGGAGCCTTGGTTATCGTCATTCATGTCTTCCGACAATCCGCCGACTTTGTAATGCTTCTTAGCTTGAACCCAACTACGAACGCGGGAGGAATTTTGCACCATGACATCGATTTCGCCTTCTTCTGTTAAAGTGACAGAATTGCCTGTAATTTTCTTATACTCTTTCTTAAGCCATCCGGAGATGTCCGTCAGTCTTTGATCCATTTCTTCCTCAAAGCCGCCGGCGTATACTTCTTTTAATTGTATTTCGGACATGTATGAAAGACACATCATATTGCCGTAAAACTTAACGTTAAAGCCGTCCATGACTCTCTCATCAATAAGAGCGTCACCTTCTTCTCTGCGTAAAATGCCGTCATTTGCCGGCTCAAAATCTTCTCCGAGTGCTCCGTCGTAAGCGTTTGCGGCAGCTTGTGCCAAGCCTTGCATTATTTCATAAACTGTTGCCATTTTTTATTTCCTCTTTTAAATTTGGTCTCCAACCTTCTAGCCATCTTTCCTCTCTGCCTTCCACATATTTAATGTAACAGTTGCTGCAACACTCAAATTTGACGAGACAGACATCATCCATAGATTTCTTTGGAAAGGTTCCGCAGACTGGACAACACTTTAAAGATTCTCTATTAAGTAGTTTTTTTGTAACCTTTATACCATTTATATCGATTTTCTCTTGGTGCTCTTCGTTTCTCTTAATCTTAGTATAGAATTCAGACATTTGACGTAAGTACTCTTTTTCTTTGTCCTCGTTCCAGCGGGCGCGGGGGTTGGCTACTGCGTCTTTGCCATACTTTTTGCTTATAGCAAGTTCAATGGCAGCGAGTTGGTTTGGATCTTTTTTAGTCATTTAATGCCTTATATACGCCATATGAGCCCGCAGTACCAATGAGGATCCCACCAGCAAAATATAACCATTTGTGACGGGGAGATGTTTTTTTTAGTGAGTCTACAAGTATATTAATTTCTTTATCTTTCTGCATTATAAACAAATCGTACTCATCTGTTAAGGCTTTATGTTCTATTTTTAGATCTTCTAACTTAAACTCATACTCTTCTTTTTGAATCCTTAATTGATAATCTGTCTTTATATCGCAAGAATACAGCACAAGATCATAATCTGACAACATCTTTGCCATGGCTCTCTCGTCGAAGAGAACACCGGCAAATGGTGCCGGCGCTTTGTATTCCAGTATGGAAAATTTGGCAGGCTCCGTTGCATTTGCCGAAAGGCTCAACATCAAAAGAAGATTAAGGAACATATTCAATACCAAACTTTGTCTCTATATCTTTAATTAGTGCCTGTTTATCATGTCTGAATTTTCTTTTGTATTCGTTATTCTTTTTCTCTCGAAGTGTGTCAAGCTCTTCTTGGGCTTTTTCGTATTCTTCTTCAATTGCTGCAATTGATTCTAAGAAGCTTTCCATCAACACTTGCTTCTCTTCTATCTCTCGCTTGTGTATTTCTTTCAAACCTTCGATTTGTGCTTCATGAGATTCTATTTGAGTTTCATATGCAGTTTGCATGAGTTTATAATCGCGACCATTCTTGAGGGCTATAACGACTAAAAGCAACACTATTAGTATTGCTTTCCAGTTCTTCAGAGCAAATTCTAGTATCTTCTCTTTAATCATTGTATCCTTTTAGCCTAGCGACACCATCGATCACTGTTTGTCCACCAATATATATTGCAGAAATAATTACCCAATCTTCGCTCGTAACGTGATCTGCTAAGGTGAGCGCAGTGGCAGTAAGCCATACCATCAGCTTGCGTGAAGTAAGTTTAGCTAACCATGTGTCTACAAATGCTTGTGCTTTTTCCATCATTTTTTCCTCCTTATAGTAACTCCGCCGGAGTCTTCTTTATCTGCTCAGGTTTCCTCTTCGGCGTCGGGATCCAAAACCTCGGCTACATCCTGCAACTCAGAGCCTTTACCTTCTTGGGCAGCTTCTGCAATCATTGACATGAGTGTTGACCACAGGATACCGCGCTGGTTTTCTGGGCTTTTTTTAATTTCTGCCGTTATCAAAACGAAAATTCTCTTTACCTCGGGTCGCAGATCTTCTATCTCCGTCTCTTCATGCAGAGTAGCTTCAATCTGCTCTTTGATGATCTGCTTAAGTCTGGACTTAGTGATTTTCATTCTGTTGGGACTCCTGCTAGTTTTGCACTTATTACTCCGCTATTTTCATCTCTGAAGTGTTTTATTGATTTTCTTATACATTCTTCGTTGCGTGGACCGTCGTACCATTCTTCAAAATCTTCTACTATTCTGTTCTTCGTAAGTTCGGCGTGTCCTACTTTTGCTTGCCGGCAGATCATATAAAATATTTCTCCGGCACTTCTTTCGTCCTCTTCTTCAACCACAACAAACGTAGGGGAAACAGATGTTTTGCTTACCAGTTTGCTCCAAAGTGATTTTAACCAATTCATTTTATTTATCCTGCAGGATCCTGCGACTTGGCGATCAGGGCTTTAGCTACGTCTTCAAAGTAATTCTCCGAATCGGGATCGAGCGGTGGTTGGTGTCGTTTCAGGGGGCCACGGGCCAATTGGCTCATGATTCGCTGGGCGATTGCCGAGGCATTGCCGGGGGATTCTCCGCCGGCATTCACCATTCTAAGAAGGGCTATCACTTGTTGCTCCAGAGCTTGGCGCGCTTGGGCGGCGCCGGCATCGTCACCGTAGTCTTGTGATTTGTGCAGGAGTTTTCTAATAGTGTCGAGCTTCTCCTGTCCTTTGTCGCCCTGCTCATCCAATTCATCTCTATATGTCGTCTCGTGTAAAAAATACCGAGGGTCAATTCTCTTCTTGTTTTTTCTTATAGCCATTATCTTGTTTCCTTATATACTTGGTTAAATAGTTGTTGAATTTCTTCATTGCCCGGATATTGTAAATCCAAAGCAACTTTTAGCTGATCTAAATCTTTAAGCTTTTCATCGCCGGGTAGCTGATGATAATCAATAAACAAATTTGGATTACTATCTTTTTGCCACGAGTTATGCTTCATCCAAATCACATGAAATTCAGAAGCTAGTTCTTCTATATCACTAGTTGAGTTTATTGGTATACTCTCGGTGGCTGCTGCGTAATCAACAGCAGGGGCGCCATTTAATTTATGCTTAAGAGACGGCTCGATCTTGCTAGCTTCTTGATTAATGTTCTGGTGTGCAATGCCATCAACCATCTCGACACCCTCGTAGCCCTCTAACTGTTCTATCGGAGGATTATCAGGAATAGGTTTAAGTCTTGGTTTGTTGCCATTTTCTTGTTGATAGCCTTGAAGCCATTGAGCGTGCATCTTATCTGTTAGGTTTGCCGCCAATGATTCATTCAAGTATCTGTTCCAATTTTCAAATAGTTTCTTCATCTATTTCTTCTCTACGCTAACAGTGATACCATTTTTCTTTAACTTTTTTTGTTCATCTGCTGCGCGGGCTTTCCCATTTTCGCCTTTAAAAGTGCGGGCGCCTTCCTTGGCTCCCCACTCATAATTTCCCTTTTTCTGATCC